TTGCTACGTTACCTTTTTCATCAACAATTTCATCTACCTCAGTTTCAACCTTTTCTGGAATTTTCTCAAAGTCGGTATCATCAGAATATTCTTTGGCCCACTTTGACCATTTTTTTCTTTCTTTCTTTGGGATTGACTTATCGTTTGCTTTCGCGTAGAAATATCTTTGTTGTTTTTTGGACGCAAATGTCTCTTCAATTATATTTTTAACATATTTATCCATGCAATTATCTTTTTAATATAAATATCAAAAGAAAGGAAAGATATTTATAGAATATCATGAATAGTCAAAACATACTTAAATTTTGGGGGAGTAAATTAGATTTACAACTCGATTCTTCGGAATATTACGATTACGAAATCTCTAAAACTGAATTAGATTACGATGATTTGGTTTTAGATTTAGATAACACTATCGTGTATACCGGATTGACTATTAATACAACGGGTTTATCGGGAACCGATTGTACAAGAGATACAATATCTTTGGTTGAATATAACAATACAGTCAATGATGCTTCCTATGTGTATTTGGGACTCTCTTGGACTTTACAATATTCTGCATTTACGGCTACATTAGGTAATTCCGATACTATATTACAAAACGACGTTTATTCTTATACACTGAATAATAACACTCATTATTTAATAAATAGTGGTTATAACAACGCTTTATCAAATCCATTTTCTTTACAAACATCGGGATTAGGTTCTTCGTCATATGCGTGTACTGAACAATTAGGAGGAGATGATTGTTGTCCTCAGGATTTAATATCTGAAGCAAAACCTTGGGCTTATCAAATAAATCATGGTGCGGGGGTTGATAATTGTTCCTACAAAGTCAAAAGAAGAACAGAAAAAGGATGGACAATTGATTTGGTTTTAAATAGAAATAATTCAGGTTGGTCGAGCGGAAGAACCATTTATTATTTAGGTGTGAGAGGTGAATCTGATTTAAGAAACTACGCAGATAATAACCTATCTTTTTCTTTTACAAATGACGGTAGAATTCAATGGAGAGCAATAAGATATTCGGGTATTTGTACAACAAACAGTGGATACAGTGAAACTTTTTATACATCTTCAGGTCAAACACCTGTTTTATGTACAAGTGGAACATCTAAAGATTTTAATATCACAATAACTTTTGAAAGAGATAAATATTTTAATGATTGTGAATTAGAAAATGATGGTGGTTGGAATGATTTGATTACAGGTCGAACATTGACCACCCCGATTAGTAGTTGGTTAACGGGAGCGACTCCAACATATGAAGACATTGAAATTTTAAATAAAAAATGGGCACTAGAAAGAAATAGAAGAATTGGTACATTAAAAATTTATTTAAATGGAAGAACCATATATAAATTAAAAGGATGGGAAGAAGTTATCCCTTCATTATGAAGAACCATTAAATTTTGTAAGAGTAAGACATCATTATCTTGTTGATACTAAACCCAACTATGACATAACGGAATGTGTTGAAAATTGTGTGGATAGTATGATTGGCCTTTAAAAAAATGATACAAATTGATATAATTTAAATAAATGGATACTTTAAAAATAGTTTCGACAAATTATACAGGTCAAAGTGCGGTTATTACTTATTATCCAGATACTGGTGGTACTATTAATCTTGGCACCCAAGTATTACCCTATGATTATGTTGCGTCTTATTTTTATGGAACATATTCTTTATTTTTTCCCGCGTTTGGTAGTACTTGTACACTGTACGTAGAAGATTTATCAGGTAATTTTTTACTACAAGAAAACGGTGATTATATTTTCCAAGAAAACTATTATAAAATAAAAATAGAAACAGGTCCATCTCCGACCCCAACAGTGACACCTTCAACAAGTGTAACACCATCGATAACACCATCTGTTACACCGTCTATAACCCCAAGTGTAACACCATCTGTTACACCGTCTGTTACACCAAGTAGAACACCTTCAACAAGTGTAACACCATCAATAACACCAAGTAGAACACCGTCGGTTACCCCAACACCAACACCAACACCATCAAGACCCGCATACACATATTATAGGTGGCAGATTACTGAAAGTAAAACATCACCACCTAATGCGAATTGCATACAAGCATCCGAATTCGTTTTTCAAATAGGTGGTGTAGACCAAAGTATGGCTGGTGTTACGGTAACTAACCCAAGTGGTAATAACCCTGTTGGTGAGGAACCTCCAAAGTTAGCGGATGGTAATTTAACAACTAAAGCTTTGGATTTGAATTTTGTAACAAATGGAAATGTAAGTAATTTTATTTTTCAATTTAGTAGTGCAAAGGCGTTTACGGGTTATAGATGGGGTACCGCAAATGATGAAGAAAGTAGAGACCCTAAATCATGGACGATTGCCGGTAGTAATAATGGAACAACTTGGACAACGTTACATACGGTATCAGGATTTAACTCTACCACCACAAGAAATACGTATCAAACACCTCAAACGTATTAAAATATAAAAATAGATATTTATAAAATAAGATGAATTTACCAATATCCCAATTACCCGAACTTACAGGTTTAACCGCAAATGCGGAGTTTGCTGTTTCTCAAGGTGGAACCACATATAGAGTTAAAAATAGTGTTTTAGCTCCATTTCCAACGGTTTATGGTTTGTTTTCTCAAACAGGAAATAGTGTAACTATAAGTGGTACAACATCAGAATTAAGTGTTATTGACGGTGGGGTTGGAACCTTAAGTGTTCCCGCTAATGGATTTAGGGTTGGTGATAGCTTTAGAGCGGATTTTGGTGGTCTTTTATCCGCAAAAAATGGTGATGATATAAGAATAAAAGTTAAAACTGGTTCGGTAATTTTAGCAGATTCTGGACTTCAAAATATGACAACATCAGTTGATGACGTTTGGCAACTTTCTATAAATTTCACAATTAGGTCTCTCGGTGTTGCGGGTGTTGCCAGTATAGTTGCTCTTGGTGTATTTCATACAACAAAACAATCTAATGGTTCACAAGGTGGGTTTGCGTTCAATACGGTTAATAGTACTACGTTTGATACCACCGTTTCAAATACAATTGAAGTAACAGCTCAGTTTAGTTCAAGTGACCCCGCAAATAAAATATATAGTGACATTTTTGTATTAAATAAAATATATTAAATAAGATGGAATTTTTTATAAGACAAGGTGCTTCACAACCGATATTAAAAATGAGACTTATTGATGATGGAAAAAATGATAAATCCGGATTCAACGATATGTTGGAAAGTTGTGATATTACTTTTGATATGTTTGATGTTGAGACAGGTGAACCTGAAATCCTAAACTCAACTTGTTTAATCACCACAAGAGACAAAAAGTACAATCAAACCACAGACGAATATTATATTACCCACCAATTCACAGAATCACAAACCGCAAGAATTGGTAAGTATGAAGGTAAAGTTACAGTTCAATTTTTAGATACCAACTTAAATCCAACCACAAAACTGATTCTTCCTGTAAAGGAAAAATTATTTATCACCATATTTTGATATGTGATGATTATTTCGTATAATTGTTAGCAAGACAAACTACAACACGGTGTTGTAAGCAAATGTGTCAAAACAAAAATATACGATATGTCAGAAGTTATTTCTCAAGAGGTAATCGAAAGTTTTTTAAATGGTTGGGACCCTGAAGAATACATTGTAGGGGTTGAATACGATTACCAAACCAACAAAATTTACAAAATTATTCAAGACCCTGTAAGGGGTAAGGTAGTAAAACCCGACACTTTAACTCCATTTCTATGGGTTGGTGATTTAAGTTCTTGTAATTTCTATCAAGGAAGTAAATCCATACAAAAGAAAAAAATGGGGGAATACGGTATTATTATTGATAAACTTGAGACCCAAGGTAATGATAGACTTGAAAATGGACAAAATTTTTTAGTAAAAAGTCTAAAGGGTTATCGTGAATTAATTAGTTTTTTCAAACAAGGCGGTATTGACCCGTGGGGTGATAATTTTAAACACTTATTTACTATTTTATCACCTGTAGAACAATATCTTATTCAAAAGAAAAAAAGATTATTTAAAGGTATTGATGATTATTCAGGTGTTCATCGATTTGTATTCGATATCGAGACCACGGGCCTTGAACCTGAGACTAATGAGATAATTCTTATTGGAGTAAAGGACAACCGTGGTTTACAAAAAACCATACCCGCTTTTGGTCCTGATGGTGAGAAAAAATGTATCGAAGAATTTTTTGAAATAATAAAAGAATTAAAACCAACAATTATTGGTGGGTATAATTCAGCGTCATTTGACTTTCCATTCATATTAAAAAGAGCCGAAATTTTAGGTGTTGATATTGTTGAGTGTACATCAATACTCACATCGGATGGGATTAAACAAAAAGAAGGTGTATTAAAGTTAGCAAATGAAATTGAACCTTACACTCAACATATCATTTGGGGTCATAATATTGTTGATATCGCTCACGCAGTAAGAAGGGCACAAGCAATTAATTCGGAAATTAAATCTTGGGGATTGAAATACATTACCCAATATTTGGAAAAAGAAAAACCAAATCGGGTATATGTCGATGGTGCTTTTATTTCAAAAATATATTTGGAAAATGATAGTTATTACGTTAACCCTAAAACAGGTAAATACAAAAAGATTGGTGAACCCGGTACTGAAAATTTATTAGACAAATACCCTAATAAATACGAAATATGGCCAGGTCAAAGAATTGTAGAACAGTATCTTGATGATGACTTGTACGAAACAATGATTGTGGATGATTCGTTCTCTCAATCTACGTTCTTACTTTCTAAATTGGTACCAACAACTTATGAAAGAATTGCAACGATGGGAACTGCAACACTTTGGAAAATTATCATGTTAGCTTGGTCATATGAAAACGGTTTGGCAATACCCACCAAAGATGAAAAAAGAGCAATTACAGGAGGTCTTTCAAGATTATTAAATGTCGGATACTCCAAGAATATTGTAAAATTTGACTACGCATCTCTTTACCCATCAATCCAATTGGTTTATGATGTATTTCCTGAATGTGATGTTATGGGTGTTCAGAAGTCTATGTTAAAGTACTTTAGAAACATTCGTATCAAATATAAAAGACTTGCTGGTGAACTTAAAGATAGTGACCCCGTACAAGCAGAAATGTACGACCGTAAACAATTACCAATCAAGATTTTTATCAACGCTTATTTTGGTTCCTTGTCCGCACCACAGGTATTTCCATGGGGTGATATGAACATGGGTGAAACCATCACATGTACTGGTCGTCAGTGTCTTCGTATGATGATTATGTTCTTTGAGAAAAAAGGATATAAACCTCTTGTAATGGATACGGACGGTGTTAACTTTTCTACTCCCGATGATATTGATACCCACATATACATTGGTAAAGGTTTGAATGAATTAGTAGAAGAAGGGAAAGAATACGTTGGTATCGAAGCAGATACCGCGGAATTCAATGACACTTTTATGAGAAATGAAATGGGTCTTGATATTGATTACACCGCACCTGCGTGTATCAACGTTTCAAGAAAAAATTACATCATTAAACTTCTTAAAAAAGGTAAAGAAAAAATCAAACTTACGGGGAATACTATTAAATCAAAAAAACTTCAACAATATGTTGTAGAATTTTTAGATGAAGGATTAAAACACCTATTAAATGGCGATGGATTATCTTTTGTTGAGCTTTATTACAGATATGTCCAACAAATTTATGATAAGAAAATCCCATTGTCTAAAATGGCTAATAAGTCTCGTGTAAAACAATCGGTCGAGGATTACAAAAAACATATTAAAAAAACCACGAAAGCTGGTTCTTTGATGTCTCGACAAGCACATATGGAGTTGGTTATTCAGAATAACTATCCCGCCAGTCTTGGTGAGACCATTTACTATATTAATAATGGTGAAAAAAAATCAGACGGTGATGTTCAGAAAATAACAAAACCAACCAAAAAACAACAAGAGGAGTTTACTAAATTACACGGTAAACCAATGCCAGATAATTACATACAGATTAATTGTTACATGATTTCTGAAAAGGAGTTAACAAACAATCCCGACATGACTGGTGATTATAACGTGGCGAGATACTTGACTAATTTTAATAAGAGAATAGAACCATTGTTAGTTGTTTTCAACCCTGAAATACGTCACGATATTTTGGTTGAAAAACCCGAAGACAGACAATATTTTACAAGAGCTCAATGTGAATTAGTAAGTGGGTTTCCTCTTAAGGAAGATGGTCAAGATAAGTACGATGAGGTAATGACACTATCTGATAGTGAAGTACTATTTTGGAATAGAGTAAAAAGAGACCCTTTCTTTATGTATGTGGAGGACAGTTTGAAGTTAGCAGACCCTTATTGGGTGGATTTGAATAGAAAAGTGGTATCTCTACAAGCTGAAAGTATCAAGAGTAATGAGGATGAGATTATTCAGACCAACGGTAATGATTACGCTTATCACGCAACCAATATCTAATTAGATTACGTTAAATGGTGATTGGAAAGGTCTGTACTTAAGTGCTTTGTTTAGGTTTTCCGCTTCCGCTCCTTTTCTTTCCATTAACTTATCGGGTCTTAATCTTTCTAAACGATTCATTAATTCCTCAATAAGTTTTAATTTTTCATCTTTACCTTCTTGTAACAATGTTGAATAATCTAACTTAACAGAACTATCAGGTACTTGTAAATCACCTGAGAATTTACCCCATATTCTACCTAAACCTTCTTTTGAATATGCGATAAGATATTTCCTAACCCAGTTTTGTGCTGGTTTATTTAACATGTCCCAAGTAAGTTCTTCGGTTTCAACATCAGAAGGTAATTTTACAATACCACTATTTTTGTCTAAACAAGTATCGGGGTCTGTGGTATCATAATACCAATACCACACTTTTTGTCTATTGTTTTGAATCGAACCAAAATCAAATCTACCACCTGGTACATTGTATAGGTGAACTATTTTTGTTCCGTTTGGTCCTGCCGTAATTCTATATGTTAAGTCACCACCAATTAATCGGTTTTTAATATTTCTATCGCCCATTCTTAATAATAAATCATAAGCTGGTAATAAGAAATAAGAACCCGAAGCTCCTTGTTGTGCAAATCCACCGACACCACCAAAAGCAACACCCCCAAGACCACCAAAACCGCCTAAAAATGGGTCAACAATTGAGTCTGTTAATTCCGCTCTTGAGAACCACAATAATTCATTAATCTCTCTACCAGCAGGAATCACATAAGTTTGTGTGTTCGCAGATAATGAAATATAATCTTTTTTTAATTCACTATTACCACCCGTCTGTAGACCTACAATCTTAGAGTAAGAATGGGTGTATTGTGTCTCGTAATCTAAACTCCTTGTGGTAAACGCTCTTGTTAATGATTGTGTATCCACATTAAGACCAGCGAGTGCTGACCACTGTGATTCAATCAACCAATCACTTACATATTGTTCATATTCAGATACTGACAACTCTAAAAAGGTGTCCATTTGTTCTTCTGTGAGTTCAACTCCCCTAACGGGTAAACCCAATAAATGAAACACTTGGGTGTACAATTTTTGTTTTTCAGTATTTGAAATGACAGTTGTTGACATTAACTTTGATTTATCAATAAATATCTGTATATTTGTTTTAATATTCCAAATATTAATGTATTCCACCGGAAACTTAAGAAACATAGAAAACCACGTAAAAAAGATTTGCACAATAAAGGGACCTATCAAGGACCTTTTTTTGAGTGAATGGAGAGAGGTTTTTAAGGAATGCTACTTGAGTAAAAACCAATATGGTTTTTGTCAAAAAAATGGGACATATGGTGTTTTAACCCCAAGGGGGTCGTGGTCTCCTGTAAATCAGTTTAATACGAACTATATTGTCAACATAAAAATTGTTGAGAAATTAAACGAATGGATTTTTCAAGATTATTTTCTTAAGGGAATAAACAATCTAAATGGCGTACCATTAAAAGAAATTACTTTTGATGGTAATAGTTCAAGTTATATTGAAGAAGAAATAAAAAACTATTTTAAATGGTTTCGAGTATACAAAGACAAAATATTGATAGACCATAGGACTGTTGGTCCTAGCGATTTTTTATATGAACTTTTTCATATTGCATCCAAAACGATTGGTACGGGTACATATGGTGAATTGTGTATTGAACATTATTTTAAAAAAAATGTAAAAACAGCTAAGATTTACAGGACATCATTGGTGAGGGGTTCTTCGATTGACATGGTTAACGGTTGTGATTTATTCACGGTCAACAACGATGATAATACAAAAGTTAAAAGAATCCAAAGCAAGGTTGTTAAATTTCAAGGTGATAGTTTTAAAAATATTATAGATGTAAGGGATTACATTGGTAAAAATATTGATTATTTAGTTTTGGTATCATTGAACTATGATTTTAGATTTCATACTGTGAACCCAACGAGAATGATTTTTTTACATCTTAAAGAAGATACCATTATAACCGAATTAAATGGTTGGTATACATATAACAAAAATAATATACTAATGGAAGAAAAAATTGATGATATTTTTAACTCAAAAATTTTCTTTGAGTTTTTCATGTATTGTTCAAAAAACGATGTAGAGTTTTCTCTTGAAGTTTCTGAAGACACAAACTTAAATTTTATAAAAGAAGAAAGAAAAGTTTGTGTGAGTTTGCCTTCAAGTAGTGAAAATTTTGATATTGATAAAATCCACGATGTGTGGGTTGAAATAATTCAGAGTATTTCTCAAAAACAAGAGGACATTGATTTCATGATGAATATCTTAAAGAATCTCTTTAAGAATTGATTGTGCAAAACTTTCTGAGAAATCTCCATCACCCATTACTTGGTCGATAATATTCTTTTTCTTTTGAAGCATATTATACACTATCTTTTCAATAGTATTTTCGAAAATCGGATAATACACTAATACATTTTTCTTTTGTCCGTATCTAAACGCTCTGTCTTCTGCTTGACTGTGATGTGCAGGAACAAATGATAAGTCATTCATAATCACACATTCCGCAGCGGTTAAGGTGATACCAACTCCACCTGCAATAATATTTGAAATAAACACTTTTACTTTGTCTTCATTTTGAAAACGGTCAACAGATTGTTGTCTTTTTTCTTTAGACATTCTACCATCTAAAACCACCGAGTTCTTTTTGTATTTCTCATGTAACATATCTAAAGACATGGTGAAGTTCGTAAACACAATAACCTTTTTACCTTGTTCTAAACATCTATCAATAATCTCACAAGTATAATCAATTTTTTCCTGAGAGATAATTTGTCTAACTTTCATTAAACGATTAATAGTAACAGATAATGATTCTTTGTTTTTAGATTCACTTGTAATTCTTAAAAAGTCCTCAAGTTCTTCATCATAGTATGTACTCTTTAAATCTAAGAATATTGGTGTGATAATTTTATCGGGAAGGTCTAATATGTCAGTTTTCATTCTTCTTAAAACAAGATTTTTAGTTCTCATTCTAAGTTCATCTAAATTTGTTGCACCGTTAGTATTCCATATTTTCTTTTTGTTTACCGTGAATTGATAACCACCACAATACCTTTTAACATAACCTTGCCAATTTAACGTAACATTTGAATTTACGATTCTTAATAGATTATAATAATTGATTGGTTTTGAGGTCATGGGTGTACCTGTAAGTAACCAAACTTTTGGTATATTTTTTAATATATCATTTATTAATTTAGTTCTTTGAGCGGTAGTATTTGATATGTAATGAGCTTCATCTACTATTGCCAAATCAAATTTTTCATTGGCAATTAAATTAGTATTTTCTTGACCAATTTCAGGTGTTTCAGTTGAGTGATAGTTTTTTACAATATCATAATTTATAATATAGTAATTAAATGTTGAACCCCACTTACGACCTTCAACAATTAAAGTTTTCTTATCTGAGTAATTTTCAATTTCTCTCTGCCAATTAATCTTTAGAGATGCTGGGCATATTATTAAAATCTTTTTTGCTCCACTTTCTAAAGAGGCAATAATCGCTGATGTGGTTTTACCCAGTCCCATATCATCAGCGAGAATATATTTGTCGTTGGCCAATAATTTCTCAATAGCTTCTTTTTGGTGAGGTAATGGAGGTCGGTTATCGTAAGATGAATAATCAATCTCTCTGTTTAATTTTTTTTCCTCTTGGATGATTGCGGATTTAGGAACCCACATAGCTGAATTTTTTTCAGTTTCAAAAATTTTACCCCATATGTGATATGCCATATCACTTTCACATAATAACTTTTCACACCATATTTTTTCGGGTGGTTTTGTTAGATGTTTAGATTCCATTAACTTGTCTGCAAATCCATCAACAATACTGATATATTTTTTTGCAACCCGAGGAACTACCTCATGGTATTTTAAAACATACTCAGCTTGGGGTCTTGTTAACTGAAAACCTTTAACTTCAGATAACTTTCTTTTCCACTCAATTAGTTGGTTGTTAAAACCTTCGTAAGTGGACAAAATTTCCCTTGCTTCTATCTCAGGAATCTTACTCTGCATACAATAAGTTAAATATAGTAAAATAGAATCAATAAATGAACTATTTATAGTAAATGAAGAATAAACTACCGATAACCAGATTAAGTAAATTTTTTTCTCAAACTGATTTTGATTTAAATGTTCAGTTAGGGGAAGAATACTTGCATGGTGATTTAGGTATGAAATTAGTTTTATTTAGAGTAGATAGACAAAAAACCGACACTGATGATGTATACGGTGAAGTTGGTAAAGACCAAATTAAATTTTTACCACCTACCGAATTTTTCGGATTGGTTAAAATTGAAGAACCTAAAAACAATTCATATACTAAAGGTGTAAATAGATATTTGGAACCCGGTAATATGACCATTTCAGTTTATATAAAACACTTAGAAGAAATGGGTATTGATATTAGATATGGTGATTTTATTGGGTACCCCGAATCGGAAGAAAGAATTAGATACTATACGGTGGTAAACGATGGAAAAGTTACTTCCGATAATAAACATAATATGTTTGGTTTTAGACCTCATTATAGAACTATCACCTGTGCAATTGCACAAGAATCTGAATTTAGAGGAATTTAATTATGGGATTACCAAAAAGAAAAAAAGATATTAAAGTATACGGTGTAAACCAAAACGCGGATGGTCCTGCAATTACCGGTAGAAGAAAAGAATTATTAGAAGAAATAATTAAATCTGATACTTTTCTTCCTGATTCGATATTGCACGACGACCTTGATTTGGGTATGTTAGAATTTGTAAAAGAAAATTTTAAAGTAATATCTGACGGGGACCAAATACCAATGATTCCAAAAATTCTCACAATTCAAAGATGGGGTGAGTATACCAACAATTGGTCTTTTAGTGATGAAGATGGAAATATTAAGTTACCATTTATTGCTGTTGTAAGAAAACCTGAAGTTCAGTTAGGTACAAACCCATCTATTCAAAGAACTATTCCTGATAGAAGAGACTTTTTTTATGCATCGGTTCCGACTTGGGATGGAAATCAAATGGGTGCGGACATATACAAAATACCTCAACCAATTGCGGTTGATATTAGTTTTGATGTAACTATTGTTTGTACAAAATTTAGAGATATAAATAAGTTCAATCAAAAGGTTTTACAAAAGTTTTCATCTCGTCAAGCATACACTCGAGTAAAAGGTCATTATATCCCAATTGTATTAGATAGAATCGAAGATAATACTCCGATGGATACTTTAGATGGTAGAAGATTCTACATTCAAAATTACGGGTTTACAATGTTAGGATTCTTAATTGATGATGAAGAATTTGAAGTTTCTCCTGCAATTAACAGAAGTATTACCATGGTGGAACCCGATTTAAGGTCAATTCCATCTATAAAAAAAATTGAAAACTCAATAACAATATCATCAAATTATAGTAGTGGTTCAATCGTTGCGGACTACACCGCAACCGCAACAAATAAGGTAGATAAGACGGTTGAAATTTCATTTACTGACACTTTATTAACTGTGACTGGTAGTTCAATATCAATTCCTGTTAAAATTTTTATTGAACCAAATCAATTAAGTGGTACTACACAATATACTGTCGATGGTACGTTTAGTAATTTAACTTTGGTTAATAATTTTAGTTCGGTAGATATTAATACGTCGTCTAAAACAAAATTTAGATATGATTTTACAACACAATCAACTTTTACAATACCAATAACACCGACCCCAACACCTTCAATAACACCATCTTCATCTGTAACACCATCAATAACCCCAACATCAACACCTACGGTTACCCCTACTTTAACCTCAACCTCTATTATCACCCCAACCATAACTGTAACACCTTCAGTTACCCCCTCAGTAACACCGTCAATTACTCCGTCACTTACATCATCGGTTACACCAACCCCTACTTTAACCTCAACACCCACAGTTACCCCTTCGGTAACAATTGAGTCTTCACCGACACCATCACCAACTCAATCAGTAACACCATCCATTACTCCCAATAGTTCTGTCACACCATCGGCCACCCCAACACCATCATTGATGGTGGATGATAAACTATTAATTTCTGGTGGATTCTCATTATACAATGGCACATTATATAATGACATAATTAAATTAAACTCAAATGGTTCAGTTGATAGTTCATTTAGCGGTGGAACCGGATTTGATAATTTCTTAGAAAATCACATAATATATAATAACAAAATTTACGGTGCGGGTTATTTTACAACATACAGTGGTGTATCGTCCAATTATATAATTAGATTAAACTTAGACGGTTCAATCGATAATACATTCAGTATCGGAACGGGATTCAATAGTATCACAAAATTTGTTGTACCCCAATCTGATGGAAAACTATTAATCGGTGGATATTTTACATCATATAATGGCACGTCGGCGAATAAAATTATTAGGTTAAATTCTGACGGAACAATTGATAATACATTTAGTGGTTCAACGTCTACTACTTATGATGCAAACTCAACTGTTCAAGATGTTTCTTTACAATCAGATGGTAAAATGATTCTTTGTGGTAGTATGACCACAAGAAGAATTGAGAGACTTAATTCCGATAAGAGTCACGATTCTAGTTTTACAACTACAGTCGGTACGGGATTTAATGCCTACACATACATGTCATCGGTACAATCAGATGGTAAGATTGTCGTTGGTGGAGATTTTACATCATATAGTGGAGTGACATCTAATAGAATAATTAGATTAAATTCCGGAGGAACTATCGATGATACATTTATTATTGGAACCGGATTTAATAATAGTGTTTATTTTGTCTCGACTCTTTCAAGTGGTAAAATAATGGTCGGGGGAGCTTTCACATCGTATAGTGGTGTAACATCTAATAGGATAGTTAGACTAAATTCTGATGGAACTATTGATAATACATTTAGTATTGGAACCGGATTTAATAATCATGTACTCAGTATTGTTGTTCAAACAAATGGTAAAATACTAATTAGTGGTAATTTTACATCATATAACGGCACATCGGTAGGAAACATTGTACGTTTATTTTCAGATGGAACTTTAGACACGACACTTAATACCGGTACAGGATTTGGTTCTGGAGCAACAATCACAACAGTAACCCCAATAAATTAAACAACATGACAATACAAGAATTTTTATACGAAAAAACATTATCTCATATTGAAATATATGAAAATTTAATAATCAATTTGGTTGTTGATAATGACATCTATGGTCTTAGTGTTGATACTAGTCATCTTGAATCATTATTGGTTTTAGAAAGAACTGACAATTTTATAATTGATGGTAATTTATTAATTTGTAATAACATTACCGTTGATATGACGGAGATTAGTATGTTATAAAAAATTAATCTCCATAGATATCTTTTTTCTTAGGTGAATCATTCACCTTTCCTGTTTTACAAACTTCATCAATCCATTTCTGAACAACCTTATAAATTTTTAATCCATTTTTGTCGCAATATTCTTTTAACATTTGGTGGTGATTTTCACTAACCTTTATGTTTTTTAGGGTGTTTTTCATGATAAAGATAAATATAGATACTAAAGGATAAATTAGTATCCATAAGTGCCATTTTTAAAAAAATCAAGGGAATCTTTGCTAAAAACAAAGATATTTATTGATAAAGAAATAAAATTAATTAACCAAACAAATTAAAAATGGCAAATTCAAATAGAGTTTTTGTATCTCCGGGTGTATATACATCTGAAAAAGACTTAACATTCGTAGCACAAAGTGTTGGTGTGAGCACATTAGGTTTGGTGGGTGAAACCTTAAAAGGTCCCGCTTTTGAACCTGTATTAATAACTAATTTTGACGAATTCAAGTCATATTTTGGGGGAACAAGTCCGTTAAAAGACAACAATAACAATCCAAAATATGAATTACCTTATTTCGCAAAATCTTATTTAGAAGAATCTAACCAAATGTTTGTAACAAGAATATTAGGTTTAACGGGTTATTTACCTGTCAAAACTTATGGTGTTAAAACAATTGGTGGGGTTACATTGGGGGCTCTTAGTGGAACAACCACAAGTTTAACAATGTCAGCATCGACCACAACAATTACAGCAAGTACGATTTATAGTGAACTATCAGATAAAATATCTGTAGATGGAAATTATATTACAGAATATATTGTAGCAAACTTTAGTGGTAACACATCATCTAACCATGGACAATGGTTTGTGATGGGTGAAGTACCAACTTCAGGAACAAGTGGTCAAACATCATCACTTGAAGAAGTTTCTCCTTTAACAGGTTTGAATAACGCAAGTAATTACAACAATAAGGAATGGTTCAATAAACTTTGTAACACCACAGGTTCTGAAGTATATTCTTACTTATTTGTTTATAACAGCGGTGCGAGTAGATTTGATGTGACTAAGTACACATACTATGGAACATTGAACACGGCGTATGATGGACAAGTGGTTTTAGCGTTCAGACCAAGAGGTTCTTACAATGGACAAACATTAAACTTGGAAACTACCGCAGATGTAAATTTTGTGGTTACAGGTTCAGGAATCACTACAAATCCATTAGCTGAATTTACAGTTAATGTTACAGGTTCAACAAGTGGACCAAAATCATTCACTTGTAGTATGGACTCTTCGTCATCAAAATATGTAACAAAAGTTTTTGGTACCGATGTTTATGACAAATTAAAAAGTGATGTACCTGTGTATGTTTTTGAATCTTATCCAAATTACTTACAAAGAGCATATGAACAAGGTTTAATTAGAGGTTTAAGTTTAACAGAAGTTTTCGAACATGTTGGTAACGACTTTAAAACATCTTGGGATACCCCAATGACACCAACTGTTGTATCAGAGGTTAGAGGTGGTGAAGTTGATGATTTATTTGATGTAATCACAGTATCAGATGGTGATTCTGCAAACTACGAAGTAAAAGTTTCAATTATTAATATTGATGTAAACACTGGTGACTTTGACTTAATCGTTAGAGACTTTAATGATACAGACGATAATTTAGTTGTACTTGAAAAATTTGGTAGATGTAATATGAATCCAGATTTACCAGGATATGTTGCTAAAAAAGTTGGTACATCTGATGGTGAATATGAATTACGTTCAAGATACATTATGTTGTCAATGGCTGATAATCACCCAACCGACGCATATCCTGCAGGATTTAAAGGATTTACAAACAACACATCTTTTGGTTCAAGTACTTTAGGTTCGGTGATGTACAAGACTACATTCTATAACGCTGGTGATACTACATCTTATCAAGCCGATGGAACACCTGTTTTATCTTCAGGTGACAAAGTAAGAAGAACATACTTTGGTTTATCAAGTCCAACAAACGCAGTAACATACGATAGAGACTTGTTTAAATTCAAAGGAACATCAGCAGCTGGAACAACTAAGGGTTTCCACTTATCAACAAACGCATCTACAATCACAGGAACAACCTTCTTAACCACGTCGTATGATTTAGAGGGTCAAACAGGTGGAGCGAATAACGTATTAACAAATATCAATTATCGTAAATTCACATTCGCAGCGGCTGGTGGATTTGACGGTTGGGATATCTACAGAAATGTGAGAACCTACGGTGATGGATACATCTTTGGTAAAAATACTTACACAAGTGGTAACACTAATAATGGTGGTGTATTTAGTACAGTATCAGGAAACTCTGACTACTACGCTTACACTCAAGGTATTGATACCTTCGCAAACCCTGAAGCTGTTGATGTAAACATCTTCGCAACACCAGGTATCAACTTCTATGACCACAGTTCATTAACATCTTACGCAATTGATATGATTGAAGAAGATAGAGCGGATTCACTTTATGTGATTTCATCACCAAACTACGGTACAGCGGATGAAGTAATAGACGCTTTGGACGGCGTAGCAATTGATAGTAACTACTCAGCGGTTTACTGGCCTTGGATTCAAGTTAGAGACGCAGACAACGCTACACAATTATACTTACCACCAACAGGTGAAGTATTGAGAAATATAGCATTAACAGATAACGTATCTTTCCCTTGGTTCGCGGTAGCGGGTTATTCAAGAGGTTTAGTAAACTCAATCAAAGCTTATAAGAAATTAACTTTGGATGAGAGAGATGACCTTTACAAAGCGAGAATTAACCCTATCGCAACATTTGCGGATACCGGTACAATCATTTGGGGTAATAAAACACTTCAAGTACGTGAATCAGCTTTGGATAGAATTAACGTAAGAAGATTACTGTTAAGAGCAAGAAAATTAATTTCAGCAGTAGCGGTAAGATTGTTATTTGAACAAAACGACGAACAAGTTCGTAATGAGTTTTTGAGATTGGTTAACCCGATATTAGACGCAATTAAGAGAGAAAGAGGTTTGTATGAATTCCGTGTAACGGTTTCCAACGACCCTGAAGATATTGACGCTAATACTTTGAGAGGTAAAATTTACATTAAACCAACAAGAGCTCTTGAATTTATCGATGTTGAATTCATAATCACACCAACAGGAGCATCATTTGATAATATCTAATAAAAAGGGGAGGGGAAACCCTCCCTATTTTATGTTCCACGTGGAACATTATAATATAGTGTGACCTACGGAATTACCAAATATAAAAAAAATAAAATTATAAATTACCCAGTATATGCACCAGTATTCTAGTTCTAGTTCTAGTTTATTTTTATCTAGTTTATTTCTTTATAGTTATTCTAGTTTCTTTAATCTAGTTCTTAATTTACTAGCATCTAGTACTAGTATGGAAAAAATACGAAATAATTTTCACAAAATCAAGTATTGAGAAGATTTTTTTTGTTTTTTCATATACAACATATTTATAAGAAAGATTAAAAATAAAAAAATTAAAAAACAAATATTGACATGGCAGATTTATTAATGAAAATGCCGGTTCCTTACGAACCGAAGAGAGTTAACCGATTCATACTTAGATTCCCATCATCATTGGGTATTAACGAGTGGTACGTAACCTCAAGTGCAAGACCTAGTGCAAAAATTAACTCAGTTGCAATTCCTTTCATCAACACATCAACATACGTAGCTGGTAGATTTGAATGGAATGAAATAAGAGTAACCTTCAAAGACCCTATTGGTCCTTCAGCGGCACAAGCATTGATGGAGTGGTTCCGTCTACACGCTGAATCAGTTACAGGTCGTATGGGTTACGCAGCTGGTTACAAAAAAGATATTGAATTAGAAATGTTAGACCCAACGGGGGTTGTGGTTGAAAAATGGATACTTCAAGGTTCTTTCATAACCGACTTAAACTTTAACGAACTTGATTATTCAAGAGATGATATTGCATCTATCACATGTTCGTTAAGAATGGATAGATGTATATTAGTTTACTAATCAAATAATAAAAAATCTGTCAATAAAAGGTCTCTCAAAAGGAGACCTTTACTTTTTTTATTTGCATACTTAACGGCTGCGGATGAAAATATTTTATCCGCGCAAAATTTAATTGCGACAAATGGTGTAATTGATGAATTACTTAGAAGAAAAATATTAGATAGAGATATTCAAATTGAAGACATTGTTGAAGAAGATAGACAAGCAGTGTTAATATTTTTAAGAAACACCGCTTTTGGTCCCGAATATAAATTTTATTTAACTGACCCAAAAACTGAAAAGGATTTTGAGATTTCTGTTGATATGAGTGAATTAAAATTCAAAGATTTTAATTTAGAATCAGATTCAAACGGTGAATATCCATATTTTATGGAAAAATCAAAAGTTCAAATCACATTTAAATTTTTAACACCAAAACAAGAGAAAGAACTTGATGATTTAAGAAAGAGTTGGAATGGTCAAGGTGTTGCACCTGTTGTCACCAAACAATTAGAAATGATGATTAAGTCTGTTGCCGGCAATAGAGATATGATGAACATACATAATTTTGTTGAGAGATTACCAATTAAAGACTCTCAAGATTTCAGAAAATTTCTAAAAGAAAATAAACCAGGATTAGATTTAACAAAAACAGTAAAAACCCCGTCAGGAGAAGACACCCAAGTTGAAATTGGGTTCGGGGTTGAGTTTTTTCGCCCTTTCTATGGCTTATAAGAAAGGACAGTTAGACGAAATTTTATTTTTAATCAAAAGAGGTTTTAGTTATGGTGACATTATCACCATGCCAGTTTTCATACGTAGATATTACGTGGAGTACATTATTGAATTAGAAAACACTCCTAAATAATATTTATTGATATGACAATTAACGAAGAAGTATCCAAATTAAGAGCAGGTTTAAATTATACTCAATTCAAAAACGAGTTCTTGAAATTTGAATCCGTGAAGAATAACAGTTCTTTAATGGGTCAAGTAGATACTTATTGGTCATTTTATAATCAAAAAGAACCATCAAGTGGAGGAAATACAGGAAGTGGTGGTAGTAAAACAGCCGCTTTTGCTACAGACCTACTTAAAACTCAAAATATTGCGGACTTAGGGTATTCAAACCCCGTTTCATCATTATCATTATCAAAAGATACTGTATTCCAATTTAGTACCATATCTGAAACAATAGGTAAAATTGCAAGAGAATCAAAAAATCTACCTGATTTTATGGTTCAATTAGGTGTTAAAGGCGCCAAAGAGATGGTATCTTTTCTTGGTGATGAATTAATAAAAATACAAACACAAGAAGTAGAGTTAAGAAATAAAATTAATTCTGAACTTGGATTAACAGGTGAATTATCAAGAGAATTTAGAAACAATATATTTGAAACATTACCAGCCGCTACCGCTATGGGATTTGGATTTGAGGATGTAAAAGATTATGCGGTACAAATGGTTGAACAAACAGGTAAGATGACAACATTTGGTAGTGATGTTTTACAAGAATCACAAAAAACCGCTAGAGCTTTTTACGGTGATTTATCTAAATTGGGAGCTGCACTGGATTCGTTTGAAAAAGTAGGTATTGGAGCAAAAGACGCAATCAAAGAAATTGACAGGGCGGGTAAAAGTTCATTAACTCTTGGTTTAAACGCGAGAAAGGTGGTAGCAGATGTTGGTGCTAATATGGACAAATTAAACACTATTGGATTTAAAAATGGTGTTGAGGGATTAACCAGAATGGTTCAGAAGTCTATTGAATTTAACATGAACATTGAAAAGGTTAAATCAATGGCGGAGAAACTTTTTGACCCCGACCAAGCAATTGCGTTGTCCGCAGAATTACAAGCTATAGGTGGAGCGATTGGAGATTTCAACGACCCATTGAAACTAATGTATATGGCAACAAATGATGCCGGTGGTCTACAAGATGCGATGATAGGTGTTGCGGGTTCATTAGCGACATATAATTCCGAATTAGGTAGATTTGAAATTACAGGTGCAAACTTAAGAAAATCTAAAGCTTTAGCTGACCAAATGGGTATGAGTATGGAGGAAATGTCCAAAACCGCAATTAAAGCTGCGGAAAGGTCATCGGCGGCTACCGCGTTATTATCCTCAGGTTTACAAATAGATGAAAAAGAAAAAGAATTCTTAACCAATATCTCCAAAATGGAAGGTGGTAGAATGGTTATAGATATTCCTCAATCTTTAGCAGATAAGATGGGATTAAAAGATACCAAAGTCGCTTTGGATGAACTAAATCCTACGATTGCAAAAGGGTTATTGGAGAATCAAAAAGCGTTTGAAGAAATGTCTGTTGAGGATATTGCGAGAGACCAATACACGGTAACTCAAAATATGCAAAAAGACATAAGTGCGTTATTGACGGTTGCTAAAGTACAAGCCGCCGCAGAAATAAGAAAACCTCTGGCTGAGTTTGACAAATACATTGAAGGTTTAGAATTATCTAGAAATTTAAAAGAAAAGACAAGTTTAGGTGGTTTACAAAAAACAGACGAAGGTTTATTTTCCAAAATGGTTAGCGAAGCGGTTGCACCTGCTAAAGCTTTAGTTGCTAAAAGTATGGGTGTGAGTGAATCTGATTTAGAGAACAGATTAAAAGGAAAAGAATCATCTACCACACCAACAACTTCAACAGTAAATGTTAACCATACACATACTGTTAAATCAGACGGAGCCGTTGTTGATAATGTTGTTAGGGCGATTAATAATAGTCCATCATTGGCTAATGATATGTCTCAAAGTTTTATACCATCGGATTTAGATTACACATCTTTTACCTTACCACCTCAATTTAATTAAAATTAAAAAGTTTCTATTTATAATATAAATGCCAACATATTTAGATTTTAATAACACCAAAACTTTCAGGGACTTTTTAATTTCAAAAACTCTGAATAGACCGAATGGACCTCAAACGTTCACGGATGCGAATTATAGTGTTCAGAATCTAAATAATTTTGCTAATGTCGACCCCGGTGACGTTAAAACAAATTGGGCGGTTTATTTTGGACAAAATTTTATCAATTTATATGTTCCACCCAATAACACAATTGAAGAATATACTGACACATCTTTACCGTCTTTAGCTTTATTATTAGGTGGTATAAATCCAGCTGGATATGTAAATTCATTCGAACCCCAAACAACAAATTTAATTAGTATTATGGCGGGCCAAAACTTCGATAGTGATTCGAGGTTAATGAAATTCGCCACACAAAACATTAGAGAAAACAAACAAGGACCTGTCTTTGCTAGATTACAACAAAATTTGGAATCCGCAACATTAGGTAGGGTTAGGGCGTTAGATGCGTTAGGTGGAAATACCGCGACTGCAATTAATATTGTTACAGGTAGAGAACCTTTAGTTGAAAAAAATTATAAGATTACCGTTGCTAAAAGTTTATTAGGAAAGGGTGTTGATTTTCTTCAAACAGTTGCAGGTATTGAATTCCCTTTTAGTGAAATACCTGGCGATTATTTAACCAACCCAAGAAACCCTATTGAAAATAGACCAACACCAAAAACAGAAGCCGGCGCTATTTTACAAGACGTTACTGGTGTTTTAGGAAGTTTAGTTGGTATTCAAAGAAGACCTAAACTCGGAAGAAAACCTTCCGATTTAATGATTGAATACATGGGAGAGGGTCAGAAACAAATATTATTTGACCAATTAACATATTCAACATATGCTCCAAATTATACAACAACAGCGAGGTCACAACAGTCATCAAAAATTTTCAATTTTGCGAATAGTTTTGCTCAAGGGGTAAAAACTGTTTTAGGATTAGAAGCACCAAAAGGTGTCGCATATATTGGAGACGATAGAAGTGAAGACGTGAAATATACCATGTCAGACTTTAATGACAACATGGTTAAAAGTAGTTACTTCTTAAGTTTAATGTTTGACCCGGTACAAGCCGCGTTATTCGAGAGACAAAGAAATATTTCCCAAGGTGGACCAATTAGTGGTAAACTGACGTGGATTAGTAAGAACTCACAAAACAAAATTGGATTATGGAACGAGGAATTCCAATCAAGAGAAAGTGATACGTACAACAATTCAATTTCAACAAAATACGGATTTAGAGAAGATTCAATTTTGGGTAAAACTCAAGAAATCTTGGATTCAATGCCTAAAGATGGTCAAGCCACAAGAACACACGTTGGTAATGTTATTGACCAAACAAGTAGAATTTTTAAAGAAGGTGACAGTATGTTGTCTCGAGGTTCCGCAATTAAATTTGTTGACAAGTATAAACAAGAAACAGGTGCTGAATATTGTAGGGTGTGGACCAAAGATAGGTCTTATATGAACTATTCAGACACAATGAAAAGAACCGCTAATATCAGAAAATTTGATGATAGTGTAATGGGTGGTGAGAGCAGACCTTGGAATATTAATATCGCACCAATGTCAAGCGGAAACTATGATGCAAAAAATAGTTTTAAAAACTCATTTGGTGCAAAGAATTCAACAAACATATTTGAATCACCCACAGGTGATGGATTTTACGCTAAAAAATATATGTTCTCAATTGAGAACTTAGCATGGAGAACATCTAATACACCTGGTTTCACATACAATGATTTACCATTCTGTGAGAGAGGTAATAATGGAGGTAGGGTTATGTGGTTTCCTCCGTATGATTTGAAAGTTAGCGAGAACAACCAAGCTAGATGGCAAGACAATACGTTTTTAGGTAGACCTGAACCAATATATACTTATCAAGATACTTCTAGAAGCGGTCAATTATCATTTAAGGTTGTAGTGGACCACCCAAGTATTTTAAATTTATTGGTTAGAGAATACTTTAAAGGAATGTCCGATGAAGAATCGGAAAATTATATCAACGCATTTTTTGCGGGGTGTGAGGAATTAGATTTCTACGCATTAATCAGAAGATTCGCTCAATTAGATACAAACGATATAAAACTAATTCAAAGTTTCTTAAATCAAGGACAAGACCCCGAAACTATCAAACAATATAAGGTAACCACTGAGTATCCAACAGAAACAACACCAACAAACACAACAACACAAGGTAACGAAGCAGATTCTAAAGCTGTTGATGAGGTTATAATTAAATTAAAGTATGAAAACGATATACCGGGACCAAGAGATAAAGTTGATACCACACAAAATTATACACAATTATACAAAGCTTACAAAGACCAAAAACAAGCTTATATTAATGAATTAGGTGCCGCGTTAAATACTTTAACTGGTTTGTCTCAAACAGACACTCAAGTAAAAACAGAAAAATCTTTTATTTTTGGTGATGCTAATCACGTTATAACACAATCCGACATTGATGCTCAAAAAACAAAAATCGGTGATTATTTTGATGAAGCCGATGTGTCATTTAATAAATATGAATCTAGTTTAAATAGTTTAATATCAGACATATCTGGTAAAACAGCGGAAACAATTAGATTTCAAATTTTATCTTCATGTTCATCAGTTGCAACCAATGATTACAACGAAAGATTATCACTAAGAAGAAGTCACTCCGTAATTCAAGATATTTTTGATAGATTATCGGCTGTCGGAGGAAAAAAAGAATGGCAAATAAAATGGCCAACAAATTTAAATTTAGTAAATAAAAATAATTCTGATAACGACAAAGAAATAATTCAAAAAGGAGAACCTATTGTAATTGTAAAAGAATATAGTACAAAAGATTTTGGTTTTGAACATGATACTAAAATTATTGTAGAATCGGTCAATTATGGTGAAACATTAACTGGAACCCAACCTGATAAAGATTGTGTTAATAAAGATTTCGTTAGAGTACCAAAATTAAAACAATACTCACCAATTGCGTTCTATTGTAGACAAACTGCAATGTCTTTAAAGTACAATAATAAATCAGAGAAGAAACAACCCGAAACACCCGCACCACAACCACCCATAACAAAAATTGAGGAAAATGGACAAGTTGTTGTAAATCCACCAACAAGGAAACCGGCAATTGACCCATTAAAAAGAATCATTGCAAAAACACTATCTGAATGTTTTTACTTTAAAAAATTAGAAGATAGTGACCCTGTTGTTTTTTCATCACTTAAAGAAAAATTAAAATATTTTCATCCCGCGTTTCACTCAACAACACCTGAAGGTTTAAATGCGAGACTTACATTTTTACAACAATGTATAAGACCGGGTGATACCATACCAATTAAAGGTATATCAGAAGATTCGGATGTTAGAGCAAGAAATACCTCTTTTGGTCCACCACCTGTTTGTGTATTAAGAATCGGTGATTTTTACCATTCAAAAATAGTCATTAGAGATGTGAACATATCTTTTGATGACGGAGGTCAAATATTGTGGGATTTAAACCCTGAAGGTATTGGTGTACAACCAATGATTGCTTCGGTCACACTATCGATAAACTTTATTGGTGGTCAAGGTCTTTCAAAACCTGTTGAACGACTTCAAAACGCTCTATCATCTAATTTTTATGCCAACACCGAAATGTACGATGAAAGGTCAATTGCAACAAATGAAACAATCGGTGGTAAGAAGGCCGAAGAATTTACTCGTGAATTTTTAGAAGATTTGAACAAAACTTATGGTAATGCCATTAACAAAACCAATCAATCTCAAAATACTAAAAATGTAAAAGGTGGAAATTATATGGGAGCCCTTGATGGTAACAGTATAAAATATACGGACATAATTAAATCCGTCTTCGCCTCAACAGAAAGTTATTTTGATAAGTACCAAGACACGTATAACAAAGTTTATACAAAATACGGTAAAGATATTACCGCTCTTTTATTTAAGGGTGAATATAGACCAATAAATCAATACGACATTTACACCTCAACATCACCAACACCGGGTAAAACATTATCATTACTTGGTTTATATAAAAAGACACAAGAATTAACAGTTTACACAACTGGATTAAAAACAGGATTAGCTAATTTTCTTAACAATTCATCATCAACTTATTTAGTTGATATGGTTGGTTTTAATAAAGAAATGACCGGCTCAATACTTACAGATACGAATGTTAAATTAAAAGATTTTATAACTAAAGAGATAATTGAAAATAAAATAAATGAACTTACCGTTTCCACTCAAATATTAGATGAACTTGAAAAATCAAGAAACCAACTAATATCTGATTTAGATAGAGTTAATTTCGTTATTAAAAATGGTAAGGATTCAACAGTACAAGACAGTGTTGTTAAATCTGTGGCAATTAGTGGATTTACTTCTGATTTATTATATAATGAATATAGTACCTGTATTGATTATATTGAGACAAATGCACCGAAATTAGTTGATGGTCTATCTACCAATATTACATTTTTAAATCCAACAATACAATCGGCGGATTTTGAATTTATGATGAAACAATTGTTATACGATAAAGTAGATGCATTTATATCAGAGCTAAAAGACCCTTCGTTATATAAAGACCCTCTAAAAAATCAATTGAAAAAGAGATTAAATAAATTTGTTGAAAAACCAGAAGAAAAGAAATTTAAATTAACCAAATTCAAAAAAAGGAAAAGTGATAAAGAAATTAAGTTTGGAATTTCATCCACAACAGATGAAACAAACCAAACAATAATAGATGAAGCGAACCAAATCTTTTCAACATCAAACGAAGTAAAAGATAAATTAAATTATTATAGACCACAATAATGAGTAGACAGTATTTTGATAGATATCAGTTTTTTGTTGAAGATGGTAAATTTAGGATTGTACCAGGTATTGAAATCCCAATAAAACCTTCTGACAGATATATGTTTTATAAAAAAGGTAGAGATAGATTCGATAAGATATCTCAAGATTATTATGGTTCACCAGTATTTGGTTGGTTAATATTACAAGCAAATCCAACCGCTGGTAGTGTTGAATTTCAGATACCTGATAATTTTGTTATTAGAATACCTTTTCCTCTCACAACGTCTTTACAAGATTATAAAAGAAGTGTAGAATTGTATAACCTATATTATGGCGAGCAATAATGATTACCCAAATAATGAAAACATACTTGTAAAAGTTGACCAAAACAATCTTATTTATGTTGACCCAAATAGTGTTGTTGATGCAAACGGAGAAGTTCAACCAAGAGGACATAAACAAGAAAACTTAGTCATGTATGTGAACTTGGAAGCTGATTTGATTCCAAGAACGACTCTTATTGCTGACGATAACGTAGGAAATACACTAACTCAAGTTGCAAAAGGTAATCTCAATTTTTTAAGAAACGCAAGTGGTGATGGGAACTTTGATGCCACATGGACTGACGCTTTTGTTCCCAAACCAATTCAGGGTCAAGAATCTACATATAAAGATGGATATGACGTAACATTCGGTGAGGACCAATTCAAAGACCCAACAGGACAATCTTTTGGTATTGATTCAATTAATATTGACGTAAAAGGTGCCAACTTTGTTCCACAAATCACTATAAACTTTGTTGACGTAAGAGGTAAAACTCTTTTCGAATCTTCTGAAAACTCACCTTATCGAGCTTTCTTCCATTTACCGTGGCCAATTTTTTATTTAACAGTTAAAGGTTACTACGGTAAAGCCATTCGTTATAGATTACATATGACCGATTTTAAATCGAGATTTAATGAATCTAATGGTAATTTTGAAATAACAACAAAGTTTGTTGGTTCAACTTTTGCATGGTTAAACGATATCCCATTGTCTGCAATTATCAACTGCCCTTATATGTTTTTGGTCGAAGAAAAAGACAATACAAAATTTAATGAAAGTACAGGATTATATGAAAAAAGAGTAAAACAATCATCAAGAGGTTATACGATATTAAAATCGGTGTATAGACAATACGAACAAAAAGGTTTAATCCCAAAAGGTTTTCCTGTTCGTACCCTAAAAGAAATTGGTTACATCGCTGAAACTCTTGATAAAATACTTGAACAACAAATTTTTAGTAAAGTCAGTATGGATGTCTTTTCTGGTATAAAAGAAATGGACACCCTTCTCAATGATTTTGAAAATTCAATTAAGGCTTGGGGTAAACAATATCTATCACAAGAATATACATCATTTACTAAAACTGCAACCAATAATGAAACAATTAGTGATTTATGGTTTTATTTGAACGCGAAAGATAAGACAGAGACAAAACATATATTAGGTAACGGAGCGGGTGCTCTTGAACTCCTTTTATCTAGTTTCAATGCCGCTATGGGTAAAACCAAACTTTTAACTCAAGAACTATTAAATCAAACAAGTGGAGACTTCAAAAGGATTTCAATTAGGAATGTTAAAAACGTAAGTTCATATTATAAAGTTCTTAATGATAAAAAAGTAGTTGTACATATTGATGGAATTTTTGAAGACATTTTTCAAATAAGAAAATCATTTGAGGAACAAAGAAAAAAAGTCGAAGATGATGTTGAATCAGAAATGAATAAGGTCATCAAAAGTAAAGAATATGGATTTGGATTCGAACCAACCGTAAGAAATATGTTTGCGGTTTTATTAGCTAATGCTGAGGTTTTTATTAGGTTAATGAAAGATGTTCATAACAAGGCTTTTGATGCTGCTAATAATAGAAAAAAGACTTTAACAAATTTATCAAAAGAATCAAAAGGTGAAAACATATATCCATGGCCTGAAGTAAAAAAACCCCAAGGTGGTGGTAAACAAAATGTAATTGCGTATCCCGGTGATGAAGAATTAGTTCACAAATTAAAATCTTATGACAAAACCCTTTGGCCTGAAATTGACTTTATTGAAGAGTATATTAAAATTGTAACCAATAGGGTAGAAACAAACGTAAATGGGGAACCCACAAGAAATGATGTAAATTATGTTTTTGATTCAAATACTGAAAATCAAAAAATTGAAGACTTATCAGGTATTGACGTTATAAATGAATCTATACCATTTATTGATAAAAGTTACGCGGGATTTGTTTACGAATTGTACGAAAGAGCACTGTATTCAACATTGTTTGATTCTTTTAATGACCAAATGATTAGACAGTTGGCCAATGAAGAATTTAAAAATATTCAAGAATTAATAAAAGACGATAACGATATTATTGAGTTAGCAAAAAAAATAACCAATAAAGACCAATTAATTGCTCCTGTTACAAAAACAGAATTAAGAGAAAACGGTGTTATTCAAAAAAATGAAGATGGGACACCTAAGACCACTACGGTTTATGATGGATATCTACCTGGATTATCACCATATGAAAGATTCAATTATTTTAAAGACCATCTACCAACAACCAATTATATATCTTCAGTCATTGACGAACCATTTAAATTTGAAAAATATGACGAGACAGCAACTAACCCTACGGGTGATTTAAAAGAAGATGATTTAAATAAAATTTTAATTGATTACGAACCTGAAACATACAGGACAGACATATACCCCTTCAATTCAACAACATATTTGAATTATTTAGGTAAAACAAATTTCACAAGAGATAATTTTAAATTTAATGGCATTTTAAAAGTTAACAGTTCTCAAGGTTTTATATGTTCACCAATAGAATCTAAATCATGGGTTAAACCATCAGCAGACAGCACTGACTTTTTTAAAAATACGATTAATGTTACAGGAAACACAACCTCAATATTAAACACACCATATTTTCATAATCAATTATTTAATGATTTTAATAAATCAACTTTACGAGGTAAGTACGCTGGTTCATCGTATTTGTTATTAAACTCATTACCTTTCATTGATTTAGATGAACAAATAACATTTGGAGGTCAGTCAATATTAACATCTTCTTTATTTAGAGAAGTATCGTCTACACATTTTATACCATATCATTTAATGTTAAAATGGGGTTCAATTTATCATAGATATAAAACACACTTAATAGATGGTTACGATATTTTGAATGGATGTGTAAATTCAAGCTATGTTACAAAACCATTAACAGGTAAAACCCTATTTGATAATAATGGTGCACTAATAACATACACATCAACAAACGCAAGTAGTAGTGGTACTACGATTAATGTACCAAGTACAATAGGACTACAAACAGGAATGACCGTTACGGTTATTGCTGGTACAGGACAAACAGCGCCGAATACGTACATTACAAATATTACAAGTACTACAGGATTTACAATTTCACAAACTCCACTTACAGGACTAACAGGTGCCACAGTATTTGCTGTTTATGATGAATATGTGACCTTTGATATAGTACCAAAAATTTCCACATCATCAGGTTCAACTTCAGGTGTTACATATACTGGTTACACTAATGCAGGTATTAGACCGTTCTATCAAACTGTGTACAGTCAAATAGTAAATGACTATGCAACTTATGATATAACTTTAGGTAATGTTTCATATTCTTCCACAAGTACATCGGGTAAATTATTACATAGGGTTACACAAAAAAGCGGTATGAATTATTGGGACGTGGTTATGGATAATTCCAAATACATAACCTCAGACAAAAACTACACTTTATTACCATCTCTTGGGGGACATAAAAATAGTGACATATCCAATAGTAACACATTCACAGTAGCTGAGGAGTTGACATTTAAAACACTTTGGTACCTAAACGACACTCTTTCAACTAGTTTTAGTGGACAAACGTTCCCAAGTCCGTACGATTATTTTAGGACAACAGGTAACACATATTCAATATCAACTAATTACAAAAAGGCGTTAGATTTAATCGGTACATTTAGCCCTCAAATACTTGAGTATTTTGAAAGTTTCTTTCTTGATTTTGCTAGTGAAAAAATAAATGAAGAAATACCGTATAACATTTTTAGGAATATTAGTTATCCTAAATTCCAAGATATGTTAAAGAAATTATCCGTTGTTGAAAAGAAAGACGATGATAGTAATGATATTGATTTATTAATTGGTAACACATTAAAAGAAAGACAAAAAAGAAACGCTGAATCTATCACTACAGATATATTAAGTGCTAACAACTTAATAAAATTTACGTTAGCAAACCCAAAAGAAATTGATGCCAATTCTTTATATGGTTTGACAGCGGTTCAACCTTATAAGTCTTTGACAACTTATAAACCACAACCTTTCAGTGCTTCAGATTTAACAACCCCAAATCTTAATTTTATTAAATTATATATTGGTGAAGATATTGATAGTTACTATGTTAATTTCTTTAGTTTATTGGACGTTAAATTAACTGAAGATAACATAAAAAAACATAGGCCGTTGGCTCAAATATATGGTGGATATCGAAAAGCGGGAGGAACCAACACCAAAGCCGCGTTTTTAACTTATTTACAAGATTCAATAATACTTAAAAATACAGGTGGAACAAATGTTCCAAAAGGGGCTGAAGCTAGACTTGCTTTGTATTTGAATACACTTTTACCATTATTAGGTAATTTAACGAGTAACGCCACGGGTAATCCTGCTGCTAGTATTGATATGTTTAGAGGTTACAATTCAACTCAAACAAAGTTAGAATTGTATAACACTTTCAAATCATTTAACGATAAATGGACCGCCGGTAATTCAATTGGTCAACGTTTGTTACTTGAGGAATTTTTATTCTTAGACAAAGCCAATAGAGACATTGGTGATAAATTTTATTTAAACATAGATAAGTTTACACCTTTATTGGACCCAAACAACTCTAAACTTCCTTTGTACAACGCCATTTCTATGATAATACAAGGTACTGGATTAGATATGAGAGCGTTACCTGCCTATATAAATTTTTATGGTAATAACTTGACAAATAAGAATAAAATAACACCATCAAAAAAAGTGGCATCAACTTTATTTGGTACATTCTTAGAGGTTGATTATCAAGAGGCGACACCAAAAGTTATCATACAATTAGTTGGACAAACATCGAAAAGAATTGATATGTCCAATAGTAAGGCGTATAAGTTTGTTGACGATAGTTTTTATATTGGTGGACAAACTCCAAACCCATTATTAATAACATCATTAGAAGGTTTCTCACAAAACGATTTATCAAAATCTAATAGGGTAGTTGCGTTTGAGGTGAGTTTTGGTGACCAAAATCAAGGTATATTCAAAGGAGTTACATTAGACCAAAGTACACTAAAAAATACATCAGAGTCTTTTCAAGTTTTAGAAAATCTATCAAGGTCGGCTTCAGGTGCTGGTGTTCATAATGTAGACACAAGTTTATTCGATTATTATAAACAAGCATCATATAAATGTGGTGTAACTGCCATGGGTAACGTTATGATTCAACCAACAATGTTCTTTTACTTAAAAAACATACCTATGTTTAGGGGTTCATATTGGATTACTGAGGTTTCTCATCAAATCAAGGGTAATAACATCTCAACAAGTTTTTCAGGAACACGAATACCATATACTTCATTACCTGACCCTAAAGACTCATTTGTTGCAAGTTATCGAATTCTATTTGATAAAATTCAAGCAAAAGCTATTGCTAAAATCAAACAGAGAGCCGCTAACGATACCGACACCGACCAAGAAGTTATATACCAAGGAATACCATATGTTACGGACAGACAAGGTAAAAATATACAGGGTGAAACGGTTATTCAAGAAGTTGGTATTAACAGATTTGGTGTACCATATAATGGATATAATGAAACTCGTCTAATACAAAAAGTTAGAAACGGTAATGAGGAATGGTTTAGAACTATTGTATATAAAATGGGTGGAGAAAAATACCCAATAGATGACGCACAAGGATTTAATCTCACAAACGGAATTACATGGTCTGACGTTAAGGATTCAAGTTATAAATTCTATAATGTGGATTTTCAATTGTCAAGAACCATTACTAATGATGTTATAAAAACTGCTAAAACAACATTTAAGAACCCTAAAAACAATACTCAATTAACAGTAAATCCTAATTACCAATTAGACAAAACTGTTGGTTCAATAGTGGTTGAAGGTCCAATTAGTAGAGGACCGAAGTCTACCGAGATTGGTATGGGTATGTCACCGAAACTTATGTCCGAATTAGGACTATACGATGGAGACGTTGTATACTTTAAAATGGATTAATTTTTAAGTTTTCCACTTTTTTAGATATTTATTAAAGAAAATACCATGAACAACGAAAAATTGAATAATACTTTGGATAACTACATGAAAAATCCAAAACAAGTAAAATCCGTTTCAAAAGACGGAATGGAAACAGAAGAATGCGACCTTCAAACCGGTGAATGTTATGTTATCAGGTCTAAGGATGGTATAGTAGAAAGAATAAACAAAAAATTTATAACCGAAGACGGTAGACAACTTTTACAAGACTAACTATGAAAAAATTAGAAAAATCACTTATGGAAGAACTCGCGAGATACAACGCGATTAACAAATATGCAAAAACCTTAATGGAACAAGGTGAAGTACCACCTCCTGTTGGAGATGTACCACCCCCACCACCTGGTGATGTACCACCTATGGACCCAGCAGCACCGATGCCCGCTGAAGTCCCACCAGCACCGGCAGCACCCGTGGAAGATACCGAAGAAATCGATATCACAGATTTAGTTAATATGACTAAATCAATTAAAAAGGATTTGGATGATAGCAAATCTAATAACAATGATGTTGTTGGTAAAATGGAAACAGTATTTACTAAACTGACAGATTTGGAACAAAAATTATCTCAGATGGATGCGGTAATGAACAAAATTGATGAATTAGGTAGCAAGGTTGAAACCATGAAAGAAAAATCACCACAAGAAAAGTTGGAGTTACGTTCTTTGGATTCATACCCTTTCAATCTAAATCCCCAAGAGTTTTTTGCTCAAAAACAAGGTGAGATGCAACAAACAGGTAAAAACGAATACGTCCTCACCAAGCAAGATATTGAAGATTATTCAAACGACACAATAAAAGATAGTTTTAACGCAGAAACAGAGGAAGATGAATTTAAGTTCTAAAGTAAACTTCTTATTAGGTTTACAATTACAAATGAAAATAAACCATTGGCAAACAAAAGGTATTGCCAGGCACGACGCTTTTGGTAAAACCTATGATGGTTTATCAGACCTTATTGACGAATTTGTTGAGGTTGCCATGGGTAAATATGGTAGATTTACACTTGAAGAGGATACAAATACTATTCAGTTAGTAAACCTTTCAGAGGTCAATCCCGTTGACATGGTCAAAGTTTGTACTGAAGCTCTTGTTGAGTTCTCAGATGACTTAGATGATAGATTAGACACTGATTTGTTAAATTTAAGAGATGAGATGCTTGGTTTATTGAATAAATTACTGTATCTTTTAACTCTTGAGTAACCCCTTCCCAAAACAATTTTAAAAAAAAAGAGAGTCAGATTTTGTAATCTGACTTTTTTTGTCTATACTTTACATAGAAACATTTTCTAACTTTTAAAAAACAAACATATGATGTCAACAACAGAGTCAGTACTGGCACAGTACGAAAAAGACAAACAGGTCGCAAGCGGCAACACAAACAAGGTATCCCAAGAGGATAGAATGAAGAAGTATTTTACCACACTCCTACCAAAAGGTGAAAGAAGTGGTGAAAGAAGAATTAGAATCCTACCTATGAAAGATGGTAGTAGCCCATTTGTTCCCGTGTATTTCCACGAGGTACAGGTTGATGGTAATTGGGTTAAACTGTATGACCCAAATCAAGAAGGTAAACGTTCACCATTGAACGAAGTACATGAAGGATTAAAAATGACAGGTGACGAACAAGATGCTATTTTAGCTCGTCAGTATAAATCTAAAATGTTCTATATCGTAAAAGTTATTGATAGAGATAGAGAACAAGATGGTGTTAAATTTTGGAGATTTAAAAGAAACACTAAAAGTGAAGGTGTTTTGGATAAAATTGCACCTCTTTTCAGAAATAAAGGTGATATTACCGACCCACAGAAAGGAAGGGATTTGATTCTTAATCTTAACCTAACTAAGGCGGGTAACGGTAGAGAATACACAACAATTACATCTATCATCCCTGAAGACCAATCACCACTACACTCTGATTCAGTTATTGCAGATACTTGGATTAATGATGAATTGGTTTGGTCTGATGTATATTCTAAAAAACCTGAAGAGTATTTAGAAATGATTGCTAAAGGTGAAGTCCCAAGATGGGATACAACAACTGGTAAATATGTTTCAAATTCCACTCAAGAAATTGAAATGTCTAAACCATCTTCACCAACAAAAACATCAGTTCCTCAAGTTGACCCACAAGAAGACATGGAGGGGGATGACGACCTACCATTCTAATTAAAATGAACTTGGACACATACTTAGACATTGTGTCCAAGTTCTTCTTTTTTAATTAAAAACAATAGAAAATATACAATGGCAATCAAGAAAAAAGAATTCGATTATATATCCAAATTCTCATCAAAAACAAAATATAAGGATGAAAACTTTTATTATTGTGGTGAGGCGTTTAACAACGCATGTGGATTACCAGGACCCGTGATGGGAGGTATTAATATGTTCTTAGGACATACAAACTCATCAAAAACAACCGCAATGATTTTAGCTGCGGTTGATGCACAAAAGAAAGGCCATTTACCCGTACTTATTATCACTGAAAGAAAATGGAAATGGGAACACGCAATTGAACTTGGTTTCCAAGCTGAAAAAGATGCGAATGGCGAGTGGACAGGTGATTTTATTTTCAATGATTCATTTGACTATATTGAACAAGCAACCGATTTTATAAATGACATCATTGATGCTCATGAAAAAGGTGAAATCCCAAGACACATTTTATTTTGTTGGGATTCAATTGGTTCAATACCATGTAAGATGACTTTTGATGGTAAAGGTGGTAAACAACACAACGCAAGTGCATTATCCGATAAAATTGGTATGGGTATTCACTCAAGAATTACCAAATCAAAAAAAGAAGATTACCCATCTAAAGACTCGTCATATTATTTGACAATGGTTGTGGTGAATCAACCATGGGTAGAATTACCTGACAATCCAATGGGTCAACCTGAAATCAAACCAAAAGGTGGTGAAGCATTAAAATTAGCGTCTTCACTTATCTTCTTATTTGGTAATCAGAAAAAATCAGGTATCAACCACATTGATGCAACCAAAGACGGTAGAAAAATTGTTTACGCTGTTAGAACCAAAATTTCAATCCTTAAAAACCACGTTAATGGATTAGGTTACAAAGACGGTAAAGTTATCGTTGTCCATAATGGATATATTGCCGACACCAAAGAAGCTTTGGAGTCGTATAAAAAAGAATATTCAAGTTTTTGGAAAGAAAAATTAGGGTCTAGCGACTTTGATTTAGCGGAATCAACAACTTACGATTTCGAAGAAGAAGATTAATTTTTGTTTAACCCTATAAGAGTGATGATTAATGTCTAATGTATTATTGGTAGATGGTGACAATTTACTTACTATTGGTTTTTTTGGATTAAAAAATCACTTTTATAAGGGGGAACATATTGGTGGGATATATCATTTTATAAACACCTTAAGACGAACAATTGAAATCCATCATTTGGATAAGATTGTCGTTTTTTGGGATGGACAAGATGGTTCTATAACAAGAAAAAGGTTCTACCATCAATACAAAGAGAATAGAAAATCTCGTATCAGGTCTGAAGAAGAATTACATTCTTACGGAAAACAAAGAAACAGAATTAAACAATATCTTGAAGAACTATTTGTTAGACAAGGTGAATATGAATTCTGTGAGTCAGACGATTCAATCGCATATTATGTTCAAAACTCACCAAAAGAAAACAAAATAATTTTTTCTTCAGATGGTGATTTGACTCAATTAGTTTCAGAAAATACCAAACTCTTTAATCCCTCACACAGTAAAATATACCAACCAAATGATATGTTCGTTTATGACCATGAACAAATTCTTATACAGAATATAAAATTGGTCAAGATGATTTGTGGTGACCCATCGGATAATATTGCGGGCATCAAAAATTTAGGTGTCAGGAGATTAATTTCATTAGTTCCTGAAATTAAAACCGAAGAGATTACCGTTGAATTTATTCTTGAAAGATTTAACAATTTATTTGAGGAAGACAACGATAATCGTCTTGTAAAGAATCTTCTGACAGGTGTTACCAAATATGGGATATTAGGTGAGGAATTTTTTGATGTCAATAGTCGTATTGTAAGTCTTGATAATCCTTTCTTAACTGATGAAGCAAGGGAATCTATAACTTCATTAATAAACGATTTGATTGACCCTGAAGGTCGGTCATATAAAAACACCATGAAGATGATGATGGAAGATGGTATATTTTTATTACTTCCAAAATCGGATGATGCGTGGATAAACTTCCTCAATCCATTTTTAAGATTAACAAGAAAAGAAAAGAATAAAAAATTAATTAAAATCAAAAACAATGAGTAATCAAGAAGTAACAAAGTTCGAGTTCCTTTTGACATTAGAAGGAAACATTATCTGTCAGCGCTTCTTCAATGTAAGAGAGCATAACCCAAAGTCGAGACGTTCTATGGATTTACACTATTACGTTAAAAATATTTGTGACGATATTGGTGTAGATTTGAAAACAAAAACATTGGATTATCTACATGAAAATCGTGATTATTTTTACGGTTTGGATAGTGCAGAAACCGATGAACAAAATGAAAAAGAGTACTTTTTGCTCGAGATTAAGATGGGTGACGATGTATTTATTCAAAGGATGTTTTCCGCTAAAGTCTATCACCCAAAGGTTAGATATACGGTAGACATTCGTCCTTATTTAAAGAGATATTTGTCAGATTTAACCGACATTTTATCATCTAGAGATTTGGAAACAACTTATTTAAACTATCAATTATAAAAAAATAAAAAACTATGTCAGAAAAAAATTTTGGTTTTCTCGGAGCGTCATTTCAACAAACGTTAATTAAATCAATTGTAGAGGATAAAAAGTACGGTGAACAGATTATTGATGTAATCGAGAGCAAATATTTTGATAATAGTTCTTTTAGATTTATTACCTCCCATATCAAAGAGTACTATCAGAAATATGGGAAAATTCCTGATTATCAAAGTTTGTGTCAAACTATAATTCTTGAAATGGGTTCACAAGAAACCGCGAGAATACATTTAGATACAATTCACGACATCAAAGAAAATACCGTAGATGACCCAATGGTCAGAGAAGAGGCTTTGAATTTTTGTAAACAACAAAATTTAAAGAAGGAACTTAAAATGGTAACAACCATTATTGAAAATGGTAAATTCCAAGAGTATCATAAGATTGAAGGTATTATTCAAAAGGCACTACAAGTCGGATTACCACCTGAAGAATGTATGGATGTTTTTCACAATATCGACGCCGCTTTAGAAAAAGATAATAGACAACCAATACCAACAGGTATAGAGGGTCTTGACACCGCTTTAAAAGGTGGTTTGGGTATTGGGGAACTTGGTGTTGTATTAGCACCAACAGGTACGGGTAAAACGACCATATTATCATTATTTGCAAATACTGCTTACTTACATGGGTACAATGTTCTTCAAATATTTTTTGAAGACAATCCCGATAACATCAAAAAGAAACATTACACAATTTGGTCAGGAATTGCACCCGATGAACAACCTGAAAATAAAGATTTTGTAAAAGAAAAGATAAACGAGGTTCAAACTCAAAGTAAAGGAACCTTGGATATTTTAAAGTTACCAAGTGATTCAGTTTCAATATCTGAGATTAAATCTCGATTGAGAAAAAGAATTTCAGAAGGTAAAAAGATTGACCTTTTAGTTATTGATTATGTCGACTGTATCAGTCCCGAAAAATCTAATTTCGGTGAAGAATGGAAAGGTGAAGGTTCAGTAATGAGAAGTTTAGAAGCGATGACAAGTGAATTTGGAATTGTTATATGGACGGCTACTCAGGGTAACAGAGAATCTATTTCATCTGAAGTTGTAAACAGTGACCAAATGGGTGGGTCAATTAAAAAAGCGCAAATTGCCCACGTAATTTTATCAATAGGTAAAACCATAGAACAAAAAGAACATAACTTAGCAACCATGACTTTACTTAAGTCAAGAATTGGTCGTGACGGAATTATTTGGCAGAATTGTAAATTTGACAATAGACTGTTAGTCATTGATACTGAGTCTCAAACAACACTCCTTGGTCATAAAGAGGAGAAACAAAAAAACGCTGCTGACAGGGTGAGAGAAGCTTTCACCAAAAGACAGGAAACTTTAAACAGAAATTAATAATTATTATCACCATGACAGAGAAGATTTTGAAAGAAAATCCAGGACGTTTTGTCCTTTTTCCAATCGAACACCACGACATTTGGAAACTTTACAAACAACAAGAAGCATGTTTTTGGACTGCTGAAGAAATTGATTTAGCTCAAGACATTTATGATTGGGAAAACAAACTAAATGAAGATGAACAACATTTTGTTAAAAACGTATTAGCATTTTTCGCCGCTTCGGATGGTATTGTAAATGAAAACATTGCAATGAATTTTGTGAATGCGGTACAATATACGGAAGCTAAAATGTTTTATGGTTTCCAAATCATGATGGAAAATATTCACAGTGAAACTTATTCTTTGTTGATTGATACATATATCAAGGATAAACAAGAACAAGGTAGATTATTTAATGCAATTGACACAATCCCTGCTGTTAAGAAAAAGGCGGAATGGGCGTTAAAGTATATTGAAAAGGGTACCTTCGTTGAAAGACTTATTGCCTTTGCTGCTGTTGAGGGTATTTTCTTTTCTGGCTCATTCTGTTCTATTTTCTGGCTCAAAAAACGTGGTTTAATGCCGGGTTTAACCTTTTCAAATGAGCTTATTTCAAGAGATGAAGGAATGCACTGTGACTTTGCTTGTCATTTGTTTAATCACCATATTGAAAATAAATTAAGTGAGAAGAGAATTAAAGACATTATCTGTGGAGCTTTAGAGATTGAAAAAGAATTTATTTTAGAGGCACTACCTGTTAAACTAATTGGTATGAATTCAGATTTGATGTCTCAATATTTGGAATTTGTGACCGATAGACTATTAATGTCATTAAATTGTTCAAAGGTCTACAATGTTGAAAATCCATTTGATTTCATGCAAAATATTGCTCTTCAAGGTAAGACTAATTTCTTTGAAAAAAGAGTTGCTGAATATCAAAAAGCTGGTGTGAATAATAACGTTTCCATTGAAGATATGGATACATCATTTGAAGATATAGATTTTTAATTAGATTATGAAAGTAAAAAAGAGAGATGGCTCATTGGAAGAAATGAGATATGACAAAATCACCAGAAGAATACAATATTTCTGTGATGATTTGAATTTAGAATACATTGACCCAACATTAGTGACTCTTAAAGTTACTCAAGGGATTTACGATGGTATATCTACAACTGAGTTGGACACATTAGCAGCCGAGACGGCTGCGTCTATGGTAACAACACATTCAGACTATGCTAAATTAGCTGGAAGATTGGCGGTGTCAAATCTACATAAAACGACACCAAAAAAGTTTTCCCAATGTATTAAAGAACTTCACTCATTTATTGAACCAAGAACAGGAAAAGATTCATCTTTAATATCAGATGAGGTTTATCAATTTGTGATTCAAAACAAAGAATCTTTAGATGGTGCGATTGTTCAAGAGAGAGATTTTGATTTTGATTATTTTGGATTTAAAACTCTTGAACGTTCTTACCTTTTGAAAATCGGAAGAAGAATCGTTGAAAGACCTCAATATATGTACATGAGAGTTGCTGTTGGTATTTGTAATGGTGACTTAGAAACTGCTTTGAGAATTTATGACGATTTATCACAACATTTTTACACTCACGCAACTCCAACTTTGTTTAATGCCGGTACTCGTAGACCACAAATGTCTTCTTGTTTCTTAATTGGTAATAAAGGTGATGACATTGATGGTTTGTTTGACACAATTAAAGATGTTGCTAAAATTTCAAAATGGGCTGGTGGTATCGGACTACATGTTCATGATGTTAGAGCCAAGGGTTCATATATTAAAGGAACAGGTGGTGAATCAGACGGACTACTCCCGATGATGAAAACATACAATGAAGTCGCTCGTTGGATTAATCAGGGTGGTAAAAGAAAAGGTTCTTTCGCGATTTATCTTGAGCCATGGCACGCAGATGTTTTTGAATTTATTGATTTGAGAAAAAATCACGGTAAAGAAGAATTAAGGGCTCGTGATTTATTCTTAGCGATGTGGACACCCAATCTTTTTATGAAAAGAGTTGAGGAAGACGGGGAGTGGTCACTATTTTCACCTGATGAAGCTCCTGGTTTGTCAGACGCTTATGATGACCCATTTTCTTTTACTCAAGAATTCACAGAATTGTACGAAAGGTATGAGAAAGAGGGTCGAGCAAGAAAAGTTGTTAAAGCGAGAAAATTAATGGACGCAATTTTAACGGCACAAATTGAGACCGGTACCCCATACATGTTGTACAAGGATGCTGCTAATTACAAATCAAACCAAAAGAACTTAGGTACAATTAAATCATCTAATTTGTGTACCGAGATTATTGAGTACTCAAGCCCAACAGAACAAGCGGTTTGTAATTTAGCGTCAATCGCATTACCAAAATACATCATTAATAAAGAATTTAATCATGAACTACTTTATGATAATGTATATCAAGTTGTGAAAAACCTAAACAACGTTATTGATTTGAATTTTTACCCTACTGAGGAAACAAAACTTTCAAACATGAAACATAGACCAGTTGGTTTAGGTGTACAAGGATTGGCGGATGTGTTTTGTATGTTAAAATTACCTTTTGAAAGTGAGGATTCGGACAAATTACAAGTAGAAATATTTGAAACAATTTATTTCGCGGCTCTCACATCGTCTAAAGACTTGGCTGTTGAAAACGGGGCGTACTCTTCATTTGAAGGTTCTCCGTTATCTAAAGGTCAATTTCAATACGAGTTATGGGGTAAAACAGACAAGGACACAAGTGGAAGATGGGATTGGAAGTCACTAAGAAAAGATGTTGTTAAACATGGTGTAAGAAACTCTCTATTAGTTGCTCCTATGCCAACAGCATCTACCGCACAAATTCTTGGTAATAATGAAGCATTTGAACCATTTACATCTAACCTTTACTCAAGAAGAACATTAGGAGGTGAATTTATTGTAATCAATAAACATCTCGTAAATGAATTACTTGAAAGAGGATTGTGGTCTGACGAATTAAAGAAAAAACTAATCATGGAAAATGGTTCTGTTCAAAACATTCCTGAGGTACCTGTTGATGTGAAAGAAGTTTACAAAACAGTTTGGGAAATGTCTCAAAAAAGAATCTTAACCATGGCGGCAAACAGGTCAATTTACATTGACCAATCACAGTCTTTAAATTTATTTATTGACAACGCAAACAAAACCAAAGTTTTAGCCGCACATCTTTATGGATGGAAACTTGGTTTAAAAACGGGTATGTATTATTTACGAACCAGAGCTGCTGTTGACCCATTAAAGGGTTTAGGAATCGACACCTCAACAGCAAAACCCACAGTTGAAGCTAAAGAAGTACAAAATACTTCATACAACCAAAATAATCAAAAAGAAGAAGAAGTCGTGGAGATGTCAATACCATCAAGACCAACAGATTCTCCTTTTGAATGTGAAGGTTGTGGCTCGTAACTGTAGGTGGCTCCATTGATATTTTATAATTAACCATACATCTACTTTGTTTGATTATACAGGAGCAAAAAAATCAAACAATATATAATCCCAACTTCGGTTGGGATTTTTTTATTTATTAGTATTTGTTCTTTAGTTATATTTATTAGTATGGCGATTACATATGGTATAGATTTTCCATTCAGAATTAGTCCTAAGGGTGATTTTTTGGTTATGACCGAAACCCCTGAGAGAGAGATTCGTGCAAACTTGATTCACTTGTTATTAACAAGAAAGGGTTCAAGATATTATTTACCTGATTTTGGGACTAGATTATATGAATTTATTTTTGAACCAAATGACGCTGTAACATGGGGTCAGATAGAAGATGAAATAAGAACTGCGGTGAAATTATACATACCTAATTTAGAAATAAAATCAATTAGAGTTACACCCGCTGACCAAGACCCTGAAGAATCTATGAGCCCACAAGAAGATGAGGACTCAAGATTGTTTAGAGTTTCTGATTATTCAACCAAACCATATACCGCAAAAGTTCGAATTGACTATGACATAAATAACGAACCTTTTGTTTCGTCCGATTTTATAATTATTAACATATAATATGGCTAAAAAAATATCATACGCCGTCAGAGACTTTGCGAGTTTAAGACAGGAACTAGTTAATCTCACAAGGGAATATTATCCCGATTTGATTAAGAATACAAATGACGCATCAATTTATTCTGTTTTATTGGATTTAAATGCCGCTGTGACAGACAATTTACATTTTCACATTGATAGGGTTTGGCAAGAGACAATGCTAGATTTTGCACAACAAAGACAATCATTGTATCATATTGCCAAAACATATGGTATGAGAATACCAGGTAATAGACCATCGGTTTCTTTGTGTGATTTTACAATACAAGTACCTGTTAGAGGAGATAAAGAAGATGAGCGTTATTTGGGGACTATAAAATCAGGTGCACAAGTATCGGGTGGGGGACAAGTTTTTGAAACCATCGACGATATTGATTTCTCAAATCCCTTCAATAAAAGAGGTGAACCAAACAGATTAAAAATCCCAAATTTTGATGGTAATAATAGACTCATATCATACTCAATTGTAAAAAGAGAAGCTGTTGTAAATGGTGTAACAAGAATATATAGAAAAGTTATAACAGAAGTTGACCAAAAACCTTTCTTAAAAATATTCTTACCTGAACAAAACATATTAGGGGTGAGTGGAGTAATTCATAAAGAGGGAACAAACTTTGTAAATAATCCAACTAACTCTGAATTTTTAAGTTCTGAAAATAAATGGTACGAAGTAAAATCATTAATACAAGATAAAGTATTTGTGCCCGACCCAACATCGGCATCTGATAGTGATAATTTCATATCGGGAACATACGTTCCAGTTACAAATAAATTTATTACAGAATATACTCCCGAAAATTATTTTTCGGTAACATTTGGTTCTGGTAATGTTAATCCATTGGATAATTTGGACAACTATAACCAAGGTACTTTAAGAGTAAGTCTTGGAACGTATTTGAATAACCTATCATTAGGTGCTTTACCGAAATCAAATACAACGTTATTCATAAAATATAGAATTGGAGGAGGTAAGGATAGTAATCTCGGTATTGATATTATTACAAGTGTAGATAATGTTGAATTTTCTATTAATGGACCTAACTCATCAACGAACACTCAAGTACAAAATTCTTTAACCGTAACCAACGTAACACCAGCTGTTGGAGGTGCGGACCAACCCACAATTGAAGAAGTTAGAAACATGATAGCATATAACTTCTCTGCACAAAATAGGGCGGTAACTCTTAATGATTATAAATCTTTAATTGAGACAATGCCATCAACATATGGGGCTCCCGCTAAGGTAAACGTGATGGAAGAAGACAATAAAATAAAAATTAAATTATTGTCATATGATGAGAATGGTAATCTTATTGATACTGTTTCAAACACATTAAAAAACAACATTTTATCTTACTTAGCCGAGTACCGAATGGTTAATGACTTTTTAGAAGTTCAAAGCGGTGAAGTGGTTGATTTCACACTAGAGATTGACGTTGTTATTGATAAAAATGGTAACCAAACAGAGATTGTTAAAACTATTATCGAGGATACTGTTAGTTATTTTTCAATTGAAAAAAGAAAAATGGGTGACCCATTATTTGTTGGTGATTTATATAAAACAATAGGTGAAGTAAATGGAGTGGTAAACGCTGTCGATATAAGAGTTTTCAATAACGTAGGTGGAGAATATTCATCTTCTGAAGTGTTACAATCATATATTGACCCAACCACAAAAGAAATTGCTCAATCCGATATGACTATCTATATGAAATCTAACCAAATATATCAAATAAGATTTCCTCAGAAAGATATAAAAGTTAGAGTAAAAACATTAGGAACGACTACATTCTAATTTAATTTTTATTTATTTTTCTGGAAATCCATAATTTTCTATTTATAGAATAATGCAGAAACACAGAATTTCCACAAATATAGGTAAAGACCAAAAAGTTGTTGTCGAATTAAAAAACGACTTTGACTTATTGGAAATATTATCCCTTAAATTCACACAGACGGAGGTATACTCCTCAATGTGTGCGGACTATGGTGTTGTTTGTGGAAGAATCTTTGTAAACAATGGATTCGGTGTTCCAAATGCTAGAGTTTCTATTTTCATTCCAATATCCGAAGAAGATTCAAACGACCCCGTAATTTCTGAGTTATATCCATTTACCACGGTAGATAGTAAAAATGATGAAGGATATAGATATAATCTTTTACCAAGTCGAAAACAACACGGTGGACACGAACCAACCGGTACATTCCCTGACCAAAAAGATATTTTAACGAGAGAAGAGGTTCTTGAGGTTTATGAAAAATATTACAAATACACTGTAAAAACAAACGATGCTGGTGACTTCATGATTTGGGGTGTTCCTGTAGGGACACAAACAATTCATGTTGATGTAGATTTATCTGATATTGGGTGTTTTTCACTTAGACCTGACGATTTTATTAGACAAGGTTTAGGTGTTGACAAATTCAAAAATACATATTCGTACAAAGCGTCAAATGATTTAGACACTTTACCTCAAATAGTTTCTTTTAATCAAACTATAGAAGTTTATCCTTTTTGGGGTAACGAAGATTTATGTGAAATTGGATTAACCAGAACTGATTTTGATTTATCAAGTAAAGGGGTTAAAGTAGAGCCAAAAGCGTATCTATTAGGTTCAATATATTCGGATAAAGGTAAAAATACAATAAATAAAAATTGTAGACCAAGAGGTGAGATGGGTCGAAAATGTGATTTAACCACATTTGATGCTGTTATTGAAATAATAAGGTTTACACCAAATAAAGACAGTAGTGGTCGACCAATACTTGAGAGATACGAAATACAAGAAGATATCGAGGACGATGGTTCATTTGTGGTCCCATTACCCATGAACATGGATTTTGTGTACACAAATGAATTTGGTGAAAATGAAACAACAAATGACCCTAACAAAGGAATACCAACATCGGCTTGTTATAGATTCAGAATATCAGGTAAAAATGAAACTTTAGGTAGGGTTAGATATGTTGCTAGTTATTTGATACCAAACATTAGGGAGTACAATTCCGACGTTGATGGTTCATATGCGTTTTCATTAAATTGGGACGACTACCCAACTTCAGCCACAAGTTCATCAGTAATATTCAATCAGACTTATGGAAGTTATTATCCTGAGGATTATTTCTATAGATTTACATATAACAAAGTCTACACTGTAACATCTTACATGGGTGGGCATTTTAAAGGTGGTAAAGACAACTTTTTAGGTATAAAAGATATTGCACCAAAAGCGGAAGAAGATTGCGAATCAAGTGTTGTCACCCCACCAATAAATTATGCGTGGAGAAAGTTTAGTTTTGCAATTCTTTTGGCGATTATTATTAATGCGTTCGAAAGAGTCATATATACCGCCTTTGTTGGTGCTGTTCAAATTATCATTGCTCCATTTCAATTAATTTATGAAAAAGTTAGAATTGGTCCTTGGAATATTTTAGGATGGACTTTTTATTGGGCACCTTTTGACGGGTGGGATGAATCAATTATTGAACCATTACAAGCATTGGGAACAGTAAGATTAAGTTTAACAATATATCCCGAATGTGAATCTTGTGATGAAATTCAAGTTTTTACGGAAGATTCGTCGACTGACACCGACCCTTCTAACATATATCAAAAAGTCGCTAGTGGTACCGCGGTTCGAGACAAACTTACTTTTTTGGTTAATTGTACAACATACACTTTACCACCACCAACTACTGGCACAACCACCTATACTTGGAGAGATTGTACTAATAACTCAATTCAATCCCAATCAATACCATTTAGTGGGTCATCAGTTACAGGTGTTTGCGCTAGAGATGGTTCTATGTCCTACGCTGGTGGAGATGGTGTACCCGTGGTAACAGGAACCTGTGATTCCACGGTGACAGATATTTTTATATGTGACTATGACCCAACTGAAAGAGAATATTTTTTAAGTGAATCACCCTCAAGTGGTTTAACATCTTATTATTATACGGGTTACACGTATGGACAATCATTATCAACAATTATAAACAATATAATAGTAAATCCTAATAGAAATTATTACATAAGGGTTACTTCTTATCTAGCTCATTCAGGTGCACAAACGGCCGATATTACAGCATTAAGTGGATTAACAACAGGAAATAGTTATACTTTTCTTTACAGAAACTATACTTGTGGTTCAACAACAGGTGTTTTAGGTAGAGATTTAGCGTCCGCAAATTCGTGGTTACAATGGAACGACCCAACAATCCCAAAAGATTATGTTTGGTCGGGATTCACTTACGAAATATACGATTCAAATTACCCGATAACCGGTTCAACAACAAGCTCGTTTGATTCCACATCTTTACCCGAAGGGTGTTTATCTCAAAATACAATATATGACGATAGTGGTATTGTAAAAATAAGTTACTGTGCAAGCGGTACTACTGCCGATTATAGTGGAACAACGGCAAACCCTGGTACAAATTGTAATAATTTAAACTTAATGGTAGTTGGACAAGCAGCAGCTAATGACTTGTCCAAAAACCCTTGTTCGATAAAATGTGACACGAGAAGTGGTTTTTCTGAATTTAGATTTGGTGTTTACACAGTAATTCCCGCGGCTCATACAGACAATAGAGATGTACAATTTAAATTAATCAGAGAATATGCAAGAAGAAAATTGGTAAATAAAGTTTTCTGCGAAGGTATTGCTAATTATTCCTTTTTTGACAACTGGTTAGCGGGTTCTCTTTATATGTTCCCTTTCAAAGCTAGAGTGAGATGGGACAATGAAGAAACTTTAGATTTGAACGTCAGAGGGACCAATTACTGTCAAAATTTACTATATTATAAAGTTTCAGAAAAAACATCAAATGACGCAGTAAAAAAATTTTATTACAGGTCCACAAAATGGAACGGCTCGATTTTCCAAAAAACGGCATCAGGTTCTGAATTCAGTACCCTAAGACACCCAACAACAATAATGGATTTAGGTCCAAGAGATGAATTTATTAAAGAAATTTGTGTAGACCCAACATTAGACCCAAATTGCTCTATTGTTAGAAGTATAGGTTCAACATCGTATCAAAATTTTAAAGAAATGTTGGGTCTTTACATTAATTACAGACTTGACACAAACGCCAATTATAATTATAAAGATTTTTTCTCTAATAATGGATACACTTCATACTACCCGTTTAACACTAATAAAGAAATATTAAATGGTGACGTTTTACAATTAATATCAATTAACAATGAAGCCGGTATTGAGGAATTTGATTTACAAAATAGATATTATGGTCAATACAGTCCTGTAATTCTTGACCCTGATGATTATGTTCAATTATTTAAATCACAATCCGGAACAACGAATGGACCAATGCCGATAAATTTTGTTTTAGACGATGACGGTTATAGGGTTAGAGTTTGTCTAAATGAACCAGGTAGGTTAACAGAATCGTCACAAATTGTTCCATTTTTTTATTGGGATAAGGACGGACAAGGTTTTGGTGAAGGATATGGACAATCTTGGGATTATGCCACTGTTGTTTCTCAGAGATTACAAGGAATGACGTATAATTATGCGTTTACGGGTGATTCAACATATAATTATGTTTTATTTCCGATGACAAAAACATATTCGGGAGATACATTCACAATCGCAGGTGCTGATGTTAACGATGGTTCGTTTGATGTTGAAGATACAAACGACGTGCATCTAAACTACAACAATCAAGAGGAAGGGTTTACTGTTTTACATATAACATCAGGAACCACTTTATCACCGGATGCTGGTACTTTGTGGATTAGAGTTGGAGAGGTGGGGGGATGGGCTTCAAAACCGTGGAATAATGATGTTGATTTTATATTAAAACCAACACAAGTAAATTATACTGGTAATAAACAAATATTATCAACACCATTCTTATTTTATTTTGGATTAAGACCAGGCGCAACTGCGGTTGATAAATTTATAAAATTATTTGGACCAAAAGGTGCGTTCCCATCTCAAGAATAATGGATAAAAAAAGGATTATATTACCATCTAAAAAATTTTTTGGTTCAATCAATGAAGACCAAACAATTCGTGTTGGGTTAGAGGAAACTGAGAATCTTTTAAGAGAAGGTGACAGAACAATTATTCTAAGTAACGCGGAGCTCTTTAATAAAGAAAGGAACGAAAGTAATAGCTATAAAATTCATGGTAAACTAAAAATGGTTTTTAGAAATCTTTATAGTGGTTCATCTGAATATAATCCATTATTAAAAAGACTGTATTTGGTTGGTGACGGTGGTAATAATGATTTTACAGGTTTCATACCCTACCAAGAATTTGCTTTTTTAAGAAAAGATGTGGTAAGACAAATAAACACTATACAAACTATTTCATCATTAACAACGTACAGTCCCATTTTTGCTTATTCAGGAGAAACTGAACACACCTCAATATCGTCCATACAAGCACCATATCACAATTGGAACATATACCTTTCATATGTTTATGGTCAAGACAGTGCTTATCCGATGAAATATTCATTAAGTGGTGGAACTTATTTTAGTTTTACATCAGGCGATGGAATACCTTTTAGGGTTGAAAGCAATGGTAACACATACAAGTTAACAAGTCCTGTAGAACACGGAATGTTATCGGGTGAATTTATTACACTAAGCGGAGGTAGTTTTAATAACGCGGTAAATGTCACGGGTAAAACATTCACAATTATAAGTGTTGGTGACTCAATATATAATTCTGAAAAATATGTTTTAGAAATATCTAAATCCGAATTACCCTCTGGTTCAACACTTTCAACAGTTGTTTTTGGTAAACGATGTCTTGACAGAAATGACATAACAGGTTCCACATCTAATTATTACGTTCACAAACACAAAACACTAACAGAAAGGGAAGATTATATATTAGACAAAATTGGATTTGAGTCATCTATTTGGGAAAACGAAAGAAAATTACTTTTAGAAAATAGTGCTGGTGTTTCTGATGTTTTGGTTGAAAGGAATATGATGGAATCATTAATTTATGATTTCAAAGAACCATTTGTTCTTACGGGATTAACTAATAATTTAGGTTATTTACCAACTGAAGTTTATGTAAGTACCATTTTGGCCAATAGAAACGGTTATTTTGAATACCCACCTAAAGTTGGTTGGAAATTCAATTTTCATGATACATGGGTTGACGAACATTTTAATGGTACAGGAACTACTGAAACGTCCATATTAACAAGTGGTTTCTCGAGAACGATTAGTGCAACAACCTATAATTTTACAACAGGTGTAGATTTACCTGTTGGTACAGTTTTACATGGTGCCTTTGTTGAATACAATCGTTCAGAATTAAAAGAAAGAATTATAAGTGAATCATATCACAGATTCTCTAATCCTTTATTTGTTTTTGATTATGGACAAACGGGTACAACTGTAACCTTTTCAGGTGGTTCAATGACAAACATGTATGGTCTTTATTATCAACCACACCATAGAGTAAAACTAAGACAATTGTCACCATATATTGAAACTTCAACAACAAATCAAGTATACGGATTACCACAGAATTCAAAATATTTTGAAGACGAGGCGTTATGGAAATGGAGAGATTTATACGACCATGGATTTATTGACCCTGATGGTTTCGGTACCAACTTTCCTTTTATTAATAATATACATTATGTAAAAAGTGATATTGATTTTTATTTACGAAACGAAAATATCTACAGGAATAAACAAGATAAAGTTAAGAACGTAAACAAGTTTAAATGTTAATATGAAAATTCTTGCTAAAAATAATGACCAAACAATTATAATTCCATCAAACCAAATGTTTAAAACAGATTTGGGTTGGACTGATAATGCTGAGCAGATGGAGCAAGAGATTTTATATGAAATCATCAACCCAACTGAAAATTATGAAACTGTAAGATACATACATACCGCATATGACCAAGTTTCACCGGTAACTGATAATACTTTTAACCAAACGGACATATGGTATAATTTTTATTTTTTGAATAGTTTTGGTAATTACTCACAAAATTATGAAGACGTTGGAATAACAATGGAAGAAAATTCTAAAATGTTAAAACAGTCAACAGAAAGTTTTTTCAGATTAGAGTTTTACAAAACTAATAATGACGCATCACCAAATCAAACGAATAGAAGATTGGTTTTTGCAAAGAATTTATCACTCCCTCTTGGTGAAAGAATATATTATACAGGCACACCGTCGGGAGCTACGTTACCTCTAAACGATTTTGTTTATGTCCCTGTTTTCACTGGTTCAAACTACAGAAATACGGAAAATATGTACTTTTTTTGGTTTGCGGATGATTCACCATTTGATGAAACAAATATTACGGGAAATACATTTTATATGACCGCCAAGTACTATAATGCAAAAGACGGAAGTGTTATTGATTTTGTAAATAAATCAAAAAATGTAAATGCAACAACACCGTATGCTGAAGAAGAAGATGTCTACTATAAAGTAATTATAGATAGAACAAATTATTCATACATAGTTTATGCGTATAATGGTTCATTAGGTACAAGAAAAGGAATAGTAACCGCACCAATAAATTTTTATGAAAGAAAACAATAATGGATATTAAATCACCAACAAAATACGAAATACTTAGGAAAAATATTCCTAATGTTAAATTGTATTCAAACGATGGTCCATATTGGTACAATAGTTTGGGTAGTTTAATATCGTGGTCGGAGTCTCAATATCTTGACCCTTTAGATGGTTTTATAGTGTATAACGTCACTGGTGGTACTGTTAGTAATGGATACTACATGTGGACGGGAACCACCATACCAACCAACTCTTACGGAGACGCTGGTTGTGATTTAACTTTAGAACTATATGGTTGGAACAATATTACAAAAGGGGAGGCGTATGGTGAACACATGTTACCGATATTTTTAGAAACACACGTTGACGAAATGGGTGTAATGGTTGGTTTTGATGGGGAACTTGAACAAGTTGAACAAATTTGTAACTTTTCTTATACTCAGACCGGTAACACAGTTCAGGTTTACAATACGGTGGACACGAGTAAAGTTTCTGAAATACATTTTATCGATTTTACTGTCAGTTGGGGAGACGGGACTACAAGTATTCTATCAACAACTGGAATTACCGCAACAAAAACATATTCATCCACCGGCGAAACAACCATATCAATTTCAATCAACACACCATGGAGTCAGTTTGAAACTAAAAAGAAAGTACAAGTACCTTCAAATACCACTGTCTCTAACCCATTAGGGACATTCTCCGGGTTCACAATACCATACACCAACATATCGGGTCAAAGTCAAAATTATCTAAACGATTTAGACTATAATGGAACCAACACAGGTTATACCACATTTACATATGCTGCAATTGGTAAAAGTAAAATTAGCGAATTAAAATTATACGGTTCAAATACATACTCAGGTGTAACTACAGGAGTAACAAATGGTGTGGCTTACAGTGCATACACAATTGATAATTTGTATTATCAAGATTTTGAGGATGGAATCACTACAATTACTGGTACAACATCAGGATTTACAAAAGAAGAAGTCATCAATAAGGTTATTACAAGAAATGAACATTTCTTAGGATTTATTGATGAACCAGTAATCTATTCTGACATTTTTGTTGAAAGAGGAAAACAAGGTGTAATGGAAAAAACATTACGATTATCTGAAATTGACAACACAGGTGAATTATCAATTTATGGAAACGGATATTTTAATATTAGAAAACAATAATTTTCATATTTATTATAAAAAAACATGGCAGTAGGTAGTTACGGTATAATTAGACCATCAGATGTGTCACCCGAAGACGTTGAAATTTATTTTCATTACGTTGCGGATAGAAATAGCACTTCGACTGTTACTCTTAAGAAATTAAGTTCAGCTGAAGTATTAACCCCTGTTTATCATAATTCGAACACCACGGATGATACTTCAGCACCTAATGTTGAAATCTTAGGTGGATTGTACAACTTAAAATTAACCGCATCCGATTTTGCGGATTTAGGTGTATACACACTCCATATAAGACCAAAACAAATAAGAACTTCAATTACTGATTGTGGAATTTTAGCGTCTCTACCTTCAGTTAGAGGATTGGTCATTGACTTATCCAATGTTCCTGCTGATGATAGAAATAAATTTACACCACAAGGACTTGTTGGATATAGAATTGAGTACATTAATTCATCTGACAATAAAAAAATTCCAAATTTTTATAGAATCGTAACATCTTCGTTCTACTGTACACCAATTGTTTCAAATTTAACAAGTACATCACAAAAAGCTATCAGATATCAGTATAGTGAACAGGCAACCAATTTGATGTTTTTAACAGTAACACCATCTTCAGCACCAACAAATAAACCAAATACGGTTCCATTTATTGGTGTACCATCACAAAAAATCATATTAACAAACACATATTTAAATCCCACCACAATTGAGGTAGAAATGGTTGAACATGATGCTTCAACATTGGCACATGCTCTTTATGGTAATCAAAGTAAAGCGGTTTCACAAGGTATCTATACCATCTATGACAATAATAATAACATCTATAGACAATACAATCTTTACGAAGTTAAAGACGAATTTAATGAAACATTATATGAGATTCGTGAAGAAAGAAATGACGTAGACGAAACCTTAAACTTTGATACTATAACAGAATAATGGCAAGGAGAAAAGTACCGAGTCAAGCGTCAAGCGGAGCGGAAACATTTAATGATTTCTTAGTTGGTAGACAGATAACTGATGGTTCATCTGCACTAACCAACACCGTATTTGCGCTTGATAAGTCTATCCCTGACAAAGATTCTAAAAATTTTACGAGTAACCCATTCTCTCAATTTTTAACATTAGATACGTTAAAAGAGGTTGAGGGTATTCAAACAACATCAGCAACACCAAGAAAAAAGAGAACTGACGAAGTAAGGTTTAAGGGCAACAAAAAATATGCCGATAAATCTTTATTTGGTTCGTTAACAAGTAGAATTTTAGTTTCATTAACTAGAATTATAAACAAGTTTCCGGGTGGAATTTCAATCTTATCGGACAGTCCTATAGGTGTTTCTAATTACAGTGCTAGTGGAATAACATATAACGATAGCACCAATACCACAACTTTTTACATCGAAAGAAGTAAAATATTCAATCCTTTTGATTTAGTTTTTGTTGAGCCTAATTCAGTAGTTAAACCAGAAACTGAAAACGAATTAAGAAATTTTTATTCGTCTTATACAAAATATGTTGTTGTTACAAATAACACACCATATCCAATTTTAGAATACAGCGAACCGAATACAAACAATAGAATTTACTTAAAGGTATATGGACAACCATTTACTGGTTCAACATATTCAGAAAATTTATTGATAAGACCAAACGATGGTTTAGTTGAAGAATTTTTCGAAGGGTTAGACGATTTAGAGGAATCACTTTTAAATAGAGAAACAAATCCAATTTATACTTCATCATTTAAAGTACCGAGAGATGTTCAAGACAATTCAAAAACATCTTTGGTTGATGTTGTAATAACTTGGCCAATATCTAATGATGGTTATAACATACAAATAACCGGTTTTGATTACGATTTATATGTTGGTAAATTAAAAGATATTGCTGATGAGATAGATGTGTATAAATCTAATCTAATGGTTAGATTTTTAGCCGCACCACAGTTATTTGAATTTGACACCGAAGATAAAAGAGCTGAAAGTGTATTTCAATTATATGGTCAAAGCTTTGATAGTGTAAAGAAATACATAGACAACATAGCTTATATGAGAAACGTAAGTTATGATGGAATTAATAATTTACCTGATGTACTTTTAAAAAACTTAGCAGAAAATTTAGGTTTATCAACATTAAATTTATTCGATGAAAATAGTCTAAATGATGTTTTATATTCAAGATTACAATCAAATTATGACGGAGTATCAACCGGTACGAATTTAATTGAAGCTGAGTATGAGTTTTATCGAAGATTACTTATAAATCTTGCTCACATTTATAAATCAAAAGGAACAAAATCCTCTATTGATTTCTTTTTAAAATTTTTGGGGGCACCCGAGCCTTTGATTAGGATTGATGAATACATTTATAAAGTAACGTCAATTCCATCTAGTTTTAATTTACAACAAGACATATACGATGCGATTCAAGGTAACAAAAGATATTCTTACGCCACCTTTGATAGTACAGGTTTCACATATTCTAAAGTTTACTACTCAGCGTCAACAACATTTGACAGAGAGGGTTACCCTGTAGACGAAAAAACTGGACTACCAAGAAGAGCATATAACGAAACTGAAAACATATTCTTTGGTAAAGGTTCAGGATGGTACGATATTACATTATCACACCGTACTCCACTCGTTTTAGACAGTAGTAACTCAATACTAACGGGTAACACCAAAACAATTAAAACAAAGAATAAAAACTACACATACGGAGAAGAATACTTTGATTTATATAGAACATTACCAGGTTTAGATACCGGTTATGAATTGGTTTCCGCGGTCGATAATAAAGACGGAAAACCAATTGAGGATGATTATTTATTAATTTTAAATAGAAAAAACATTGGAATTTATATCTCACCATCACGAGGTATAGATTATGATATCTTTAGACAAAGTAGAGAATTATTAATAAGTTTTGGTACAAATACTTTATTACCCCAAACAGGTAAAACTTTTGCTGAATTTTTAGACACCTTTATTCATGGACTTGTAACAAATTCTAACAAAATTCGTTACAAAAAAAATTATATTCAATTAGAAGATGTCTATAGAGATTATATATCACAAACAACAGGTTTTACACCATATAATCAAATAAATGTTATTGAATTTGTTAATAAATTATCACCTTATTGGCCACAATTAGTTGAACAATTAGTACCATCAACCACTCAATGGACCGGCGGTAATTTAATAGAAAATAACGTGTTTGGTAGACCAAAATATCAATATAGATATGATTGTCAACCATTAGAATTTATTGAGGAACTATACCCTGATTTTGAAAATGTAATTGAGGAAGATTTAGAAAATATTTTAGGTGAAGAAAATAATTTTAGAGGTTTAATAAACCTTACAGGTGTTACTTACTATCCTGTAATTGAAATTGATGGAACAGTTTATGGTGGGGCCGACTACACGGGTCTAACATCCTCTATGTATGTGATTGTTAGTGGAACAAGTAACACTTCAAACAGTGCAAAATTATTTGATGCACAACCATTTACAGGATGTACAAGTGGGGTCACCAGTGGTGATACGGTAAATCTTTCCTTAATATGTGATTATAAAGATTATCTTGAACCTGATGTTACTAAAATTAAAGAACTATGGTTATCGGCGTTATCTGTATTGATTGATGACGTAACTATTACAAGAAATAGTGCAGGGTATGAACCCTATTCTGCTTTCACGGGAACCACAGGCCAAACATATTTTTCAGAAACAATACCATTAATAAAATACACAACATACACTGATGAAAATGGTGTTGAAAAAGTTAAGTTTTCATCCGTAAAATTAGGTCCAAACGAATGTTCAGTGGTCGACTATTTTGATTATCGATTTGATGCCGATTACAAAATCACAAAAAATACAAATGGAATCAGTGTTAAAGTTTATACTGATAATACCGTTTATTGCGACTCAAACAGTGGATGTACATTAGTGAGTGATGTGTTTTTTGAAGTAATTGGATACAAAACAGGTATCCAACAAGGTTCAACATGGCCATTTAACATTTATGCTAATTGTGTAAGTGGAACAAATGAAAATGCGGATGTTTACATTCAAAAAGTTAGTGATTGTGTATATAAATTAACTGGTTTTTCAGAAAATGATGTAATAGATTTTAATATTGTAGATGCAGCAAATAAAGAAGTAAAATTCAAAATTGAAGGTCTACAACCCAAAATTGAACATGACCCATGTCCAACACCATCAGGAAAAAGTCACGTAGAATTATTTAGTATTGTTGGTTACCAAGGAACAATATCATCCCCAATTTCAGTTGTTTCAGGTGCAACATATTGTGACAATTACACAGGTTACACAATACAACCAAAAGTTGAATACAAATCAAACTTTAACTATGGTTTAAAATGTGACTCTATAGTTTTAGTAGTTGATAGCGGATTAACCATTGACAACCAAACTACAGATGACAATATTGAAAGTTATATTAGTGGTGGTACGATAAGTGGTAAAAGTGTTTGTGATTTAAATGTTGGGGAATATGTTTTATCTGCATCTTACAAACAATGTACAGAATATAGTCACCAACAAATTGTGAATGGACCTGTATCAGGGTATTCATTTACGTACAACTATCAAAAACTTGAAATTACAGACATTGAATGTTTAGCATCAATCAAGAAAAGTATCATTACAGGATTAACCCAAAATAATACTTATGAAGTTTTTGAAGTTTTACCAACAACACAACTAAGAGTTTATACAAATAGAATCATTGAAAATTTTGGAACACCTACAAATAGTGTTTACTTTTTTGACGATAGGTTCCCAGAGGAATTACAAAAAAAACCAACAGATTTTATTGAACCTTGTTGTGACCATCCGAAAGAATTATATAACCATGGGGATTATTTAATAAACAAATATGGTAAAACCATAGAAGTAATTGATGTCGACTTAAATTATTGCGATACAGGATTATACTTCAATCTAAATTTTGAATTAGACAATACACCACTAACTGATGAATTTGTTGTTGTTTTCAATGGAAATAACAGCGACCAAATTCTGATGAAACACAAATACGATAAACATCCAAATATTGGATTCAACCTCGGTCAATATTATATCGATGCCAACCATTGTCCTACAGAACCAACTAATGAGGAATTAAGTAGTTCCATTTTTGATTGTCCATGATAAAAACTGTAAAAATAGACGTTGACAATACCCGAATAAATGAGTATATTTTTATAATAAAAATAGATATAGATAAGACTGTAGATTTAAATGGCATTAATAAAAATAAACACAGGTAATTTTGATGGTGAAATTGGTGTTATCACATTTTATCCTTGTACTGGCGGTACCTTGAATTTAGGTACTGTCGTGATGCCATATTATTACGACACAAACTACTACTTAGGTACTTACTCAGTTTATTTTCCGTCACTTGATAAAACTTGTGTGGCTGAGATTCCTTGCCCTACACCTTCACCTACACCTTCACCAACACTTACACCATCATTAACACCAACACCAACAACCTTTACTTCAAATACCCCAACCCCAACAGTTACCAAAACCCCTACTGTTACACCTACGGTTACAAAAACACCTACTGTTACCCCAACCAATACTATCACTCCAACAAATACTCCTACGAATACCGTAACTCCGACTAATACTCCAACAAACGAGCCTACAGTTACCCCAACTGAAACTCCTACAGTTACTCCAACTAACACAGTAACTCCAACCAATACCCCAACAAATACCCCAACGGTTACCCCAACTGAAACTCCTACAGTTACCCCAACTAACACAGTAACTCCAACCGAATCACCAGCCAACACACCTACTGTAACTCCTACGAATACAGTTACACCAACCGAGACACCAACTGTTACTCCGACCGAAACTCCAACTGTAACCCCAACAAATACGGTAACCCCAACCAATACACCAACTGAAACACCTACCAACACCCCAACAAATACAGTTACCCCTACCGAAACTCCAACTGTAACTCCAACAAATACGGTAACCCCTACCGAAACACCTACCAATACACCAACTCATACAGTAACCCCTACCGAAACACCAACCAATACCCCAACTAATACACCGACTGAAACACCCACTAACACCCCAACAAATACTGTTACCCCAACTAATACACCAACCGAAACACCAACCGAAACACCAACCAATACCCCAACCAACACCGTAACTCCAACTGTTACCCCAACTGTTACCCCAACTGTAACTCCAACCAATACTGTTACCCCAACTAATACACCAACCGAAACACCAACCGAAACACCAACCAATACTCCAACCAACACCGTAACCCTAACCGTTACCCCTACCGAAACACCAACCAACACCCCAACTAATACTCCGACTAACACAGTAACACCAACACTGAGTCCAACCGTTACCCCTACCGAAACACCTACCAATACCCCAACCAACACCATAACACCAACTAACACTCCGACTAATACCTCAACTGTAACTCCAACCAATACTGTAACTCCAACCAATACACCCACTGTAACACAAACTGAAACACCTACCCTAACACCAACAAATACTGCAACCGTTACACCAACTCAAACCCCAACCAATACTCCTACCAATACTGTTACACCAACGGTTACCCCAACTAACACTCCAACTGTAACTCCAACAAATACGGTAGCTCCAACTAATACACCTACAAATACACCAACCGAAACACCAACAAATACCCCCACCAACACACCAACAAATACTCCCACAGAAACACCAACACTTACACCAACCAACACCGTAACCCCTACCAATACAGTCACACCAACCAATACTGTTACAGTGACTCCAACAGAAACTGTGACACCAACTAATACACCTACAAACACCCCAACTAATACACCAACAAATACGGTTACACCTACGAATACTCCAACCAACACAGTAACTCCAACAAATACTCCAACTAACACTCCAACATTAAGTCCTACCAATACCGTAACTCCTACCAACACCCCAACAAACACACCGACGAATACAGTAACTCCAACTCAGACACCTACAAATACTCCTACAAATACCGTTACACCAACCAATACCCCAACCAATACCCCAACCAACACCGTAACTCCAACAAACACTCCTACCAACACTCCTACAAACACTCCCACAAATACCGTAACTCCAACCAACACCGTAACTCCGACTAATACACCTACAAACACACCAACGAATACTGTGACTCCTACATTGAGTCCTACGGTAACACCAACTAACACCGTAACACCAACCAATACTCCAACCAATACACCTACCAATACTGTGACTCCTACATTGAGTCCTACGGTAACACCAACTAACACCGTAACACCAACCAATACTCCAACTAACACGCCGACCAACACTCCTACTAACACTGTAACACCAACATTGAGTCCAACAGTGACTCCAACCAATACAGTTACCCCCACAAACACCCCGACAAATACTGTAACTCCAACCAATACTGTAACTCCAACAAATACACCAAGTGTAACTGTGACGGTTTCACCAACACCAGCACCTTCTTGTGACATTGATTATACAATGTTACCCTCACCAACTCCAACGAGCACCCCAACACCCACCAATACTCCAACGGTAACACCAACCAACACTGTAACACCATCCGTTACATTAACCAATACTCCCACAAACACACCAACCAATACAGTAACTCCTACTAACACCCCAACTAATACACCAACAAAAACTGTTACACCAACTTTAACTCCAACAAATACTCCAACTAATACTGTAACACCAACCAATACACCAACAAACACTCCTACCAATACAGTTACTCCTACATTGAGTCCAACAGTTACTCCTACCAATACTGTTACCCCAACCAATACTCCTACCAATACCCCAACCAATACAGTTACACCTACATTGACTCCAACAGCGACCCCAACCAACACCGTAACCCCTACAAATACCCCAACATTAAGCCCCACCAATACTCCAACCAACACCGTAACCCCTACAAATACTGTAACACCAACGAATACCCCAACCAACACTCCGACAAACACCCCAACAAACACTGTAACACCAACCAACACTCCAACAAACACTGTAACACCGACCAATACTCCAACAAATACCCCTACTAATACTGCTACTCCTACAAATACACCAACTAATACTCCTACCAATACGGTAACCCCTACAAATACACCAACTAACACTCCTACCAATACGGTATCCCCAACACTGACACCTACTAACACCCCTACGAACACCGTAACACCAACAAACACACCAACTAACACACCAACTAATACTGTAACACCAACTAACACTCCTACCAACACCCCAACCAACACAGTTACTCCTACCAATACGCCAACTAATACTCCTACCAATACGGTAACGCCAACATTGAGTCCAACAGTGACTCCAACCAATACCGTTACACCAACTCAAACCCCTACAAATACCCCAACTAACACCGTAACACCAACCAATACACCTACGAATACCCCCACTAATACTCCAACAAATACCGTAACCCCAACAAACACGCCTACGAATACACCAACAGTAACCCCTACCAATACCGTAACCCCAACAAATACACCGACGGTAACTCCGACCAATACAGTCACACCAACTAATACACCAACCAACACTCCTACCAATACGGCTACCAATACAGTTACTCCTACCAATACACCCACAAATACACCAACAAATACGGTTACACCAACTAACACTCCTACTAATACTCCAACAAATACCGTAACACCGACACTGACACCTACAAATACCCCGACAAACACTCCAACCAATACAGTTACTCCAACCAATACTGTAACTCCTACCAACACCCCTACCAACACCCCAACAAATACTCCAACAAATACAGTCACCCCAACTAATACTCCAACCAATACTGTCACCCCTACCAATACTCCTACAAACACCCCCACCAATACTGTCACCCCTACCAATACTCCTACCAATACTCCTACAAATACAGTAACTCCAACTAACACCCCAACAAATACTCCAACAAATACAGTCACCCCAACCAATACTCCTACCAATACGCCCACCAATACTGTCACCCCTACCAATACTCCTACCAATACTTCTACAAATACAGTAACTCCAACTAATACTCCTACCAATACGCCTACTAATACTGTAACTCCAACCAACACCCCAACTGTAACTCCTACCAATACTGTTACACCAACAAACACTCCTACTAACACACCAACCAATACTGTTACACCAACAAACACTCCTACTAACACACCAACCAATACGGTAACTCCTACCAACACCCCAACTAACACACCAACCAATACGGTAACTCCTACCAACACCCCAACTAACACCCCAACAAATACTGTTACACCAACAAATACTCCCACCAATACCCCAACAAACACGGTGACTCCAACAAACACTCCTACTAACACCCCAACAAATACAGTAACACCAACATTGAGTCCTACAGTAACTCCTACGAACACAGTAACTCCTACAAATACTCCCACAAACACTCCGACCAACACCGTTACACCAACAAATACCCCAACCAATACCCCGACAAATACAGTAACCCCAACTAACACACCTACCAACACTCCAACTAATACAGTAACTCCCACATTAAGTCCAACTGTGACTCCTACTAATACTGTGACTCCTACAAACACTCCTACCAACACACCAACAAATACAGTTACACCTACATTGAGTCCAACAGTGACTCCAACCAGCACCGTAACCCCAACTAATACGCCAACATTAAGTCCTACCAATACTCCAACCAACACTGTTACTCCTACAAATACCGTTACACCAACCAATACACCTACCAATACCCCAACAAACACCGTAACCCCAACACTAACCCCAACTAACACTCCAACCAATACTCCTACAAATACGGTATCTCCAACCAACACCGTAACCCCAACAAATACACCAACTAACACTCCAACCAATACTCCCACCAACACTGTTACTCCAACCAACACCCCGACCAACACTCCGACTAATACAGTAACTCCTACCAATACCCCAACAAATACCCCAACAAATACAGTTACACCTACATTGAGTCCAACGGTGACTCCTACTAATACTGTAACTCCTACCAACACTCCGACCAACACACCAACCAATACTGTTACACCTACATTGAGTCCAACGGTGACTCCTACTAATACTGTTACACCCACTAACACGCCAACTAACACTCCTACTAACACTGTAACACCAACTCAGACTCCCACGAACACGCCTACAAATACAGTAACACCTACTAACACACCTACTAATACACCAACAAATACGGTAACACCAACCAACACCCCTACGAACACGCCGACTAACACCCCAACCAATACAGTCACACCAACTAATACCGTAACTCCAACAAATACGCCAACCAATACTCCTACCAATACGCCAACCAATACCGTAACACCAACTCAGACACCGACAAATACCCCAACAAAAACTGTTACACCAACATTGAGTCCGACTGTGACACCAACAAATACTGTTACTCCAACCAATACCCCCACCAATACTCCAACTAACACAGTAACCCCAACCAATACTCCAACTGTAACACCTACGAATACTGTTACACCTACAAATACACCGACGAATACACCAACCAATACGGTAACTCCAACCAACACCCCAACCAATACCCCAACTAGTACTGTTACACCAACATTAAGCCCGACACTAACACCAACCAATACAGTAACTCCAACATTGAGTCCGACTGTAACTCCAACAAGAACGGTTACACCTACTTTAACACCAACCAATACACCGACAAATACGGTAACCCCTACAAATACTCCCACCAACACCCCAACAAACACTCCAACCAATACAGTCACCCCAACAAACACCGTAACACCAACCAACACCCCCACAAACACTCCAACCAATACTCCAACAAACACCGTAACACCAACCAACACACCAACCAAGACTGTAACTCCAACCAATACCCCAACCAATACTCCAACTAATACAGTAACCCCAACTAATACACCAACCAATACTCCAACGAACACCGTAACTCCAACCAACACCCCAACCAACACTGTAACTCCAACAAATACACCTACAGTTACCCCGACTAACACAGTAACACCTACACTGAGTCCGACTGTAACCCCTACGAATACAGTTACACCAACTCAGACACCTACAAATACTCCAACTAACACCGTAACTCCTACCAACACACCAACTAACACACCAACTAACACTGTTACACCCACAAATACACCAACCAATACAGTTACTCCTACCAATACACCTACTAACACTCCAACTAACACAGTAACCCCTACCAATACCCCTACGAACACTCCTACTAATACAGTAACTCCTACAAACACCGTAACACCAACCAACACACCAACCAATACTCCAACCAACACTGTCACCCCTACATTGAGTCCTACGGTAACTCCTACGAACACAGTTACCCCTACTAACACACCGACTAAGACCGTGACTCCCACATTGAGTCCGACTGTGACTCCTACAAATACTGTTACACCAACTCAAACCCCTACGAATACACCAACTAATACAGTTACACCAACTAATACACCTACAAACACCCCAACAAATACAGTTACACCTACAAATACCCCAACTAACACTCCAACCAATACAGTAACCCCTACACTGAGTCCAACCGTAACACCAACTAATACTGTCACACCCACGAATACACCAACCAATACCCCTACGAATACTGTAACCCCTACCAACACCCCTACTAATACTCCTACAAATACGGTTACACCAACTAACACTCCAACAAGAACGGTTACACCTACTTTAACACCAACCAATACACCGACAAATACGGTAACCCCTACAAATACTCCCACCAATACCCCAACAAACACGGTGACTCCTACATTAACACCAACTGTAACTCCTACAAATACCGTAACACCAACCAATACTCCTACAAATACTCCTACTAACACAGTAACACCTACCAATACCCCTACAAACACACCAACAAACACTGTAACTCCAACTAACACCCCTACTAATACTCCGACGAATACGGTAACTCCAACCAATACCCCAACAAACACACCTACCAACACCGTAACACCTACAAATACTCCTACTAAAACTGTGACTCCCACATTGAGTCCAACAGTTACACCTACCAACACCGTAACACCTACAAATACTCCCACAAATACCCCTACTAACACAGTAACACCAACAAATACACCAACCAACACTCCAACTAATACCGTTACCCCAACTAACACACCTACAAATACACCAACAAATACTGTGACTCCTACATTGAGTCCAACAGTTACACCTACCAACACCGTAACACCTACAAATACCCCTACCAACACCCCAACAAATACAGTAACACCTACATTGAGTCCGACTGTGACTCCAACTAACACCGTTACGCCAACTAACACACCTACCAACACTCCAACTAACACCGTAACCCCTACCAGCACCCCCACAAGAACCGTTACACCTACATTAACTCCAACCAATACCCCTACTAATACCGTAACCCCAACAAATACCCCAACCAATACCCCTACTAATACCGTAACCCCAACAAATACCCCAACAAACACTCCAACTAATACCGTAACCCCAACAAATACCCCAACAAACACTCCAACTAATACCGTAACCCCTACCAACACCCCCACAAGAACCGTTACACCTACATTAACTCCAACCAACACACCAACTAATACTGTAACCCCAACCAACACTCCTACAAACACTCCAACGAATACAGTTACACCAACCAATACACCAACTAACACCCCAACCAACACTGTAACTCCAACATTGAGCCCTACAGTGACTCCCACTAATACAGTTACACCAACTAACACACCAACCAATACCCCAACCAACACCGTAACTCCAACAAACACCCCTACTAAAACTGTAACTCCCACATTGAGCCCTACGGTAACCCCAACAAACACTGTTACTCCAACCAACACCCCAACTAATACTCCAACTAATACTGTTACTCCAACCAACACCCCAACCAACACCCCAACTAATACTGTTACACCGACCAACACACCAACGAATACTATAACTCCTACTAATACTCCTACCAAAACTGTTACACCAACTCTAACCCCAACGAATACACCGACCAATACTCCTACAAACACAGTAACCCCAACCAATACCGTAACACCAACTAACACTCCAACCAACACTGTAACTCCAACTAATACACCAACCAACACCCCAACTAATACTCCGACAAACACTGTTACGCCAACCAATACACCAACAAAAACTGTCACACCAACTTTAACCCCAACCAACACCGTAACACCAACCAATACCCCGACTAATACACCTACAAATACTGTTACTCCAACTAATACACCTACAAACACTCCAACCAACACCGTAACCCCAACCAATACACCAACTAATACGGTGACTCCCACATTGAGTCCTACGGTAACTCCTACAAATACTGTAACCCCTACTAATACTCCTACCAAAACTGTTACACCAACTCTAACCCCAACGAATACTCCTACCAATACTGTAACCCCTACCAATACTCCTACCAATACTGTAACCCCTACCAATACTCCTACCAATACTCCAACAAATACTGTTACCCCAACTCAGACACCTACTAACACTCCAACGAATACAGTCACACCAACCAACACACCAACTAATACTGTAACTCCTACATTGAGTCCTACGGTAACTCCGACCAATACGGTAACCCCAACAAACACACCAACTAACACACCAACTAATACTGTAACGCCAACTAATACACCAACAAAAACTGTTACACCAACTTTAACTCCAACCAATACCCCAACTAATACTGTAACACCTACCAATACACCAACAAACACTGTTACGCCAACTTTAACTCCAACCAATACCCCGACCAATACCCCAACAAATACCGTTACTCCAACCAACACAGTTACCCCGACCAATACCCCAACTAAGACAGTCACCCCAACTCAGACTCCCACCAATACTCCAACCAATACCCCCACAAACACTGTAACTCCAACAAACACTGTTACGCCAACAAATACTCCAACTAATACGGTAACACCGACTAACACTGTAACGCCGACCAATACCGTAACCCCCACTAACACTGTAACTCCAACGAATACAGTTACACCGACCAATACTCCAACAAGAACTGTTACGCCTACCTTAACCCCTACAAATACTCCAACAAATACGGTAACTCCGACCAACACACCAACTAACACACCAACTAACACAGTTACCCCGACTAACACCCCAACCAATACGGTAACCCCTACTAACACACCTACTAATACACCAACCAAGACTGTTACTCCTACATTAACTCCTACCGTTACTCCAACGAATACAGTTACACCGACCAATACCCCGACTAATACTAATACCCCTACTAATACACCTACAAACACTCCTACTAACACAGTAACCCCAACCAATACACCAACAAAAACTGTCACACCAACTTTAACCCCAACAAATACACCGACCAACACACCAACTAATACAGTGACTCCAACCAATACTGTTACCCCAACAAACACTCCAACCAAGACTGTTACTCCTACATTAACACCAACCAACACTCCGACCAATACGGTAACCCCTACAAATACCCCAACTAACACCCCAACAAACACTGTTACGCCAACTAATACACCAACCAAGACTGTTACTCCTACATTAACTCCAACCAATACCCCTACTAATACCGTAACCCCAACAAATACCCCAACAAACACTCCAACCAATACTGTAACACCAACGAATACTGTTACCCCAACATTGAGTCCTACTAATACCCCAACTAATACTGTAACACCCACCAACACACCCACCAACACACCAACAAATACTGTTACACCAACCAATACACCAACAAAAACCGTAACACCTACATTAACACCAACAAACACTCCTACAAACACCCCAACAAATACCGTTACTCCAACCAACACCGTAACCCCAACTAACACACCAACTAATACGGTGACTCCCACCAATACCGTTACACCTACAAACACTGTTACACCTACTAATACTGTTACACCTACTAATACTGTAACACCAACTAATACACCAACCAAGACTGTAACACCTACATTAACTCCAACCAATACTCCAACAAACACCGTAACACCAACTCAGACACCGACTAATACTCCTACAAATACCGTAACTCCTACCAATACACCAACAAAAACTGTCACACCAACTTTAACTCCAACAAATACCCCAACCAATACTGTTACACCAACTCAAACCCCTACGAATACACCAACTAATACAGTTACACCAACTAACACAGTCACCCCGACCAACACACCTACCAATACCCCAACCAATACTGTTACACCTACCTTAACTCCTACAAATACTCCTACAAATACAGTAACCCCAACCAATACACCAACAAAAACCGTAACACCTACATTAACACCAACAAACACTCCTACAAACACTCCCACGAATTCCGTTACTCCTACTAATACTGTTACCCCCACTAACACCCCAACTAACACAGTAACGCCGACTAATACTGTTACTCCAACCAATACCGTAACTCCTACAAATACGGTAACCCCAACCAATACTGTAACGCCAACTAATACCCCAACCAAGACAGTTACACCAACTCAGACACCTACTAATACACCAACCAACACTGTAACACCAACTAACACACCTACCAACACTCCAACTAACACCGTAACTCCTACTAATACACCAACAAAAACTGTTACACCAACTCTAACACCAACAAATACCCCTACGAACACTGTAACTCCAACCAATACACCAACAAAAACTGTTACACCAACTTTAACTCCGACCAACACGGTAACCCCAACCAATACTCCTACTAATACTCCTACTAATACAGTAACCCCCACCAATACTCCGACCAATACGGTGACTCCCACATTGAGTCCTACAGTTACCCCTACGAACACCGTTACACCAACAAATACCCCAACCAAGACTGTAACTCCTACATTAACTCCTACAAATACCCCTACTAATACTGTAACCCCTACCAATACTCCAACTAATACACCTACTAAAACTGTCACCCCTACAGTTACTCCTACTAATACAGTTACCCCAACCAACACTCCCACAAACACTCCTACAAACACTGTAACCCCTACATTGAGTCCTACAGTTACCCCTACGAACACCGTTACACCAACAAATACCCCAACCAATACTCCGACAAATACAGTTACACCGACCAATACGCCCACAAATACTCCTACTAATACTGTTACACCCACTAACACCCCAACAAATACTCCAACAAATACAGTTACACCGACCAATACACCCACAAATACACCAACAAATACAGTTACACCGACCAACACACCAACAAAAACTGTAACACCAACTTTAACTCCAACCAATACACCCACAAATACACCAACAAATACGGTTACACCAACAAATACAGTAACCCCAACTAATACACCGACTAAGACAGTCACCCCAACCAATACCCCAACAAATACTCCAACCAACACACCAACTAACACGGTTACCCCAACCAATACTGTTACACCAACAAACACACCCACTAATACACCAACCAAGACTGTAACTCCTACATTGAGTCCTACAGTTACTCCTACTAATACAGTAACACCCACCAACACACCAACTAACACGGTTACCCCAACCAATACACCAACCAAGACTGTTACACCTACATTAACACCTACTAATACTCCGACCAATACTGTAACCCCTACATTGAGTCCTACAGTTACCCCTACGAACACCGTTACACCAACAAATACTCCTACAAACACCCCAACCAAGACTGTTACACCTACATTAACACCTACTAATACTGTTACACCTACATTAACACCAACCAATACTCCAACGAACACTCCTACCAATACTCCTACAAACACGGTAACACCAACAAACACTGTTACACCAACAAATACTCCTACAAACACTCCGACCAAGACTGTTACACCTACATTAACACCTACTAATACTCCTACGAATACTGTTACCCCAACAAATACTCCAACAAGAACTGTTACTCCTACATTAACACCGACCAATACTCCTACGAATACTGTTACCCCAACAAATACTCCAACAAATACACCTACTAATACAGTTACACCAACTAACACACCTACTAATACAGTTACACCAACCAACACCCCAACCAAGACTGTTACACCTACCTTAACTCCTACAAACACCCCAACCAATACTCCAACAAACACTGTTACGCCTACTAATACCCCGACTAATACGGTAACTCCTACAAATACCCCAACCAATACCCCAACAAATACCGTTACTCCAACTAATACACCAACAAAAACTGTTACACCAACTCTAACCCCAACAAATACTCCAACCAACACACCAACTAATACGGTTACCCCAACAAATACTGTTACCCCCACAAATACTCCAACCAAGACTGTCACCCCTACCAATACTCCTACAAACACCCCAACCAATACGGTAACTCCTACAAATACCCCAACCAATACTCCAACAAACACTGTTACGCCTACTAATACTCCGACTAATACAGTTACACCAACTCAGACACCTACTAATACACCAACAAAGACAGTTACACCAACTTTAACACCGACCAATACAGTTACACCTACATTGAGTCCTACAAATACTCCTACCAATACAGTAACACCAACAAATACACCAACTAACACCCCAACAAATACCGTTACACCAACGAATACACCAACTAACACTCCGACTAACACTGTAACCCCAACTAATACCGTAACCCCAACAAGAACACCAGCAGCTACTGTTAGTCCAACAAATACTCCAACAAATACTCCTACGAATACTGTTACACCAACCAATACACCTACCA